ATGGCAACTTTTAAGATTTGTGTTAGAAAGCAGCGTTCTGATGGCTTCTATCCTGTTTACATCAGAGTAACCCATAACCGTAAATCCTCTTATATAAAAATGGATAAAATGGTTGATAAAAAAGGGTTGACTCGCACGGGGGAGGTGAAAGATCCTTTTGTCGTATCCTTCTGTTCAGATGTAATCATGCGATATGTGGAGAGAGCGAACAAAGAGGATATATCGCAATGGGATGTAAAAACCCTAGTGGAATATCTGGAAAAAGCGGATGAGGATATCTGTTTTTCTGATTATGCGAGAAAGTATAAACGGGAAATGGAAACAGTTAGAGGCATGGCCCGTAACGCCAAGAATTATGAGTTGGCCTATTGTCATCTTGAGAGATTTGCGGGAACTAGCAAGTTGATGTTTTCCCGGTTTACCACGAAATTCATAAATGACTGGATAAAAACCTTATTACCAACGGCAAGGGCGAAAGAAATGTATCCTGTTAATGTTCGCCAGATTTTTAAAGCTGCAATAAATGAGTTCAACGATTACGATAGGGGCATAATCAGGATCAAGACTAATCCTTGGCTAAAGGTAAAAATCCCCAATGCGGACACCCCCGATCACAGGGCCTTGGATGCGGACTTCGTTCGTGAGTTTTTCGCGACACCCATACCTCCGACAAAGATGATATTATCACTTCCAGAGTTGGCTAGGGATGTAGCCTTGATGGTCTTTTGCTTGGCAGGAATTAATACCGTAGACCTTTTTAGGGCAAAGAAGTCCAATTTGAAAGGCTGGACATTCTGTTATAATAGGGCTAAGACCCAAAAATTCAGAAGGGATAAGGCGTATATGGAGATTATTGTTCCGGATATTCTCCGTCCTGTCATGGAAAAATACTTTACACCGGATGATGATGAGTTTTTGTTTAATTTCCATAAGACCTATCGTGATGACGATTCTTTCAGCGCAAATATGAACTCTGGATTGAAACGTATTTGCAAACATGGCGGTCTCAATGCTATATGTATGTATAATTTCCGGCATTCATGGGGAACCATAGCGAGAAACGATATAAAAGCCTCAATGTATGACGTGGCTTTCTGCATGAATCATTCAAGCGCTCATAAGACTACAGAGATATATGTAAGACCGGATTACTCTATAGTCTCTGAGATAAACAATAAGGTTATTGATTTTGTATTTAACCAAAAAAAGGAAGAAATGGTATATGAGGATCCTGTGAAATATTACCCTGATGATCAGATGAAAATATCTTTTAGACAGATGATTAAAGGCAGTGTCATATATCAAGGCAAGGAGATATTCTCATTTACGGATATAGGATATAATAACATTGACGAAATAATAAAAAAGCTAGCGGGGCATGTCCCGTCGTTTGTTCCAGATGGAGCCAAGGTTGATTTTAGGATAGACAATTTAGATAAAGGCGAATACCGGATATTTATGAGACAAAAAGGAAAAGGCTTTTGATACTTATAAGACAAATAGACCAATAAAAAACGCCCGTGTCAGAAAAAACACGGGCGTTATACTTTGGCGATGCGAAAAATAGAACTATTACTTGTTGTCATGTTGAATTCTCCTGAACTCCTCGCTCTTGGCGAAGCTACTGACTTGATCCCCCTTGCACATATCGTAGGTGATAAAGGTCTTCAGCAGAAAAACATCCAGCCCTACGGCTTTGAATCCCATCGCAATTCCCTCTTTACAGGTGGCTAATACATTCTCCCGGTACCCTTCGTCCACCTCTTCGTGCGAAAATGTGAATGAATAACTATTGTTTATCTCGAAGTACCGCTTAATCAACTCTTTGCCTGTAAGGTTAATTCCCATCCGATCGGCGAACCGGCTGAAGAAGTGAGGAGGAAACGCAAGAAGAACCATCTTGCCATTGACAAAGACAGGCATATAGGCGTACTTACCATGATTGGTATCATGGTAGCACACAAAAGATATCCGGCAATTGTCGCCTATATCCTTCTTACTATGCGATTCCCATAGGATAAGCCACTTGTTTTTTCTTTTGGTAGTGACAAACGAGTGGATGTGGATCGGGAATATGCCTGATTTTTTTACGATCCTACTCACCTTAGCGTCCTTGGCATCGGATATTGCAAATACATTGGGATAATCATCCTTGATTTCCTCAAATAATTCGGACGCTGTCATACTTGTCGTAATCATATTATTTCTATTTTAACTTCGAGCGCATCACATATCTTCGCAAGTATATCTATACCAACGGAAAACTTACCGTTCTCAACGTTGCTGATAGTTGCGGCCCGAAGATTGGCAAGTTCGGCCAGTTGTCGCACCGTGTAGCATCTTTCCTTACGTATTTCGGCTATTCGTTTCCCTATTCGTTCACGTTCATTCATTCGATCCCTCCTCTCTTACTATGTTTTCATCTTCCCACTCAGCCCAATCGCAATACCATTGAGCCGCAGGTTTTATGATTTCCTTTTTTATCATTTCGGAATCATATTTGACATCAAGCGTGGCGCAATAATGTAACGCCGCAATCAGTGGCTCTTTAATGCCAAATCTATTGGTATAGCTAAACTTTAATGTCAGAACATCCGGATTTAAGGCTACATCCTTCCTGCCAAATATTTCGATGATACTGGCAGAACGTATGTGCATTATGACATTTCTCCCATATAGGGGATCCCCGCCTTTTTCGTGACCGGAACCTTCGATGAAGGCGAACTCGGGCAATGTTAAATTCATGATATATGTCTTTGTTATCTTTTATCTCCATTAGGCTATATCTTCTATCGCATAGTCGCCAGACGCAAAGGGGGCGAAATCTTCAACAATGGTAGCAATGCGCATTGCGTCCTCGTCAGATATTACGATTTCCATATTTTCATTACAAATCATTTCTATCCCATTATTTTCTAGAATCTCTAATAACTCGCTATTTTCGCAATATAATGTTTTCATGTTTATTGTATTTATTTGATTATTAATTAATATAGATATATTTATTTTTCAATCACTTCAAGATCATTTAAAATCTTGATAGCTTTTTCTTTCCCCAAGCTTGCACATTTCACAAGGGCCTCATAAGCGGACAGCCTATGACCTCCATTAATGCCGGCATAACGAAGAATTGAAATAAAACGAATGTGAGAGATTGACTGTCCTTTATAAATGTAAGTTGTCATGATATTATCGCTGAATTGTTACTGTTGCCACCAGCTCTATTGTTATGATGCAAAGATAAGCATAATATTGTTTGTTACCAAATAGCGTAACAAGAATATTCATAGAATTAACAACAATTAATAATATACGCTAAAAGCTGTTTTAATTCCTCGTTCATGGTATACAATAAAATTTGTTCCCGCGAATAATACCAATAATGCCTATATGACCGGACCTAACTATGTACTAATGATTCGTAGATGATAGAAAACAGTATAGAATAGTTGATTTTTTGGTGTCCGATGGGAGATAATGATCAAAGTAACAAACACGAGTCACTTTATTTATCTCTTTTGCGAGAAAACAGTAGATTATGATCGGAGCGATAGTTGGAGCCGCCAGTTCCTTGGCGAGTGGCATTGCCGGGGGAATAAAGGCTAGGAAGGCGGCGAGAAAAGCGAACGCCGTGTTGGATAAACAGGCAAAGGAGAATGAGGATTGGTTTAACCGTAGGTATAACGAGGATTATACCCAAAGCGCGGAGGCGCAAGCCGCCTTGACCAAGGCTAGGGAATTAGCGGATGAGCAGTATCGTAAGGCTTCTGGTACCGCCGCGGTCGTAGGGGCTACGGATGAATCCGTAGCGCAGGCCAAGAAAGCGGCGGGCGAGGTGATATCCGATACCGCCAGTGGTATAGCCACTAACGCTACAGCACGGAAGGATGCCGTGGAATCCCAATATCTCAACACCAAGAATAATATCAGTAACCAAAGGCTGTCTATCTATAATCAACAGGCGGCAAATGCCACGCAGGCGGCTAATCAAGGGATGCAAGCGGGTATGAACTTGGTAGGGGCTGACATGCAATCTCATCTTGATACTAGCAAGGGATTGTTCGGTAATTTGTGGGGGAACATAAAAAAGAATCTGTGGACATGACGACATTGACGGAAAGATATAATAGGAAAAGGACCCCGGTCGTTCAGAGGCCGGAATTGTCCACTACGCCATTGGTTGAGCCGGAGGTTGCCGGAAGCCAGAACCCTATAGCTCCAACCGTGGATAATACGGATGAGACCGCTCCGCAAGCGAGCGTTGTCGAGCCTCAAATGAACGATTACCAATGGAACCAAAGGCTTTATGAGACGCTCTTTCAAAAGCCGATAAGTCAAGAGGAGGAGGAGAGAAGAAAACGGGCCGCTTCCGTAGCTACTGGAATCGGGCATCTAGGCAATGTGTTGTCTTCCTTCTCCAATTTGGCATTCGCGGGAGAGGCACCTTCGCAGAAACTACCCACCGTAGCTGATCCTAAACTACAATCCTATTCTGACAGGTTGGAGGCTATCAGGCAAAGATACGGGGCCGGGTATCTGGCCGCAAGGCAAAACGACATCAATAATTATCAAAGGGCATTGCAGCTTTATAGACAGGATCAAGCGAGAAAAGCCCAGAATGATTTGGCAAAAGCCAAGATCGCGCAAAGTGCCGCTCAATTCGCAATAAAGAATGACAGGGAGGAGCGGAAGATGAAACAGGATGCCGCATATAAAGAGAGAGAGTTGGGTATAAGGCAATCCAATCTCCGTAGTCTTGAGCAATATCGTACCGCTAAAGCTAATGGCTCTGGGGCGGATAAGTCTATTGACATCATCGGCAGAAACGGTAAACGTTTCACTTTGTCCGGTAAGGATAAAGATGGGGTTATCGCTTATATGTATAAGAGGATGTTGGAGTATGCGGAAGATCATCCAAAAGAGAATAAGAGTATATCGGATATATCGTGGCAGTTTGGTGAAGGTGGAGACCAAAAGACCAAACAAGCCGCTATTGTCATGAGTAATATTCAGAATTTCCCGGAATTATACGATGAGTTTGATCAGATAATTGGATCGGGAGGTTCTTCTACTAGTACTAACAAGAAAAGTATAGGTTGGGATAATAATTCGAGTTCTAAAAATGTAGGTTGGTAAAATTATGGAAGTGAACAATACCAGAAAATTATATGACGCTTTAAAAAGCGATGGATATACTGATTTGGGCGATTTTTCCTCTTTTGAGGGGAAATTGAAAGACTCAGGTAAGCGTGAAATGCTTTATGATGTCTTGAAAAAAGATGGATGGCAAGATTTAGGAGATTTCTCCCAATTCGAGAGTAAATTAGGCTATGCTCCAATTAATAACGAGAATATTAAAGAGACAGACTATGTTTCCCAATCAAGTGTTAATCCTCCTCCTATATCCCTAAGACAAGAGGTTGATATTCCCAAATCAGATCAATCCGAGTATGTTAATCCATGGGATAATTCTGCCGATTATAATTTTGAGTCCTTGCGTAAAAAAGGAAAGATTGAGACCGCTACTCCTCCACCTCCTACGGAGTATGAGAAGGATTCTTCTTTTATGAATACTTGGGCTGGAGACGCTATACAGAAGCTAAACGCAGGAGGAGCCGATCTTGGTGCCGGTATCTTTGGGGTATTGGATAAGGTGTCCAAAGGACTGGAATCCGCAACGGGAGGACTGATCCCACGTGGCGGGGCATTCAAGGATATCTCAGATAGATTTAAGGCTGATGCGGAGTTTTCCCGGGCAAGGTCAAACAGATACAATGGCAAGGATTTCACCAATCTGTGGAAAGAAGGGAATTATATGGGTGCCATAGGCGATATAGCCTTGCAAGGCGTAGAGTCGCTTCCGATGTCAATCGGGGCCATGGCCGCAACAATGGCCGGAGCTCCAGCGGCCGGACTCGCAGGTATAGGATCAATAGTGGCTAGCCAGAAATATGATGATCTTGACCAGAATAACCCAAACATGGGAGAGTTCGCAAAGGTATCTAACGCTATTCTTACTGGTACGGCAGAATCCTTGTCTGAGATGCTGGGCGCTGGCGTATCCAAGGCTTGGATGTCAACCTTATTCAAGACGCTAGGAAAGGAAAAGGCGCAAGAGGCTATCAAACGTGGCATAATGGGTAAGATGCAAGAGTTCTATAAAAAATTCGGTATGTTTTTCGAGCCTGTAAATGAAGGTATCGAAGAGGTGTCTTCCACGCTAGCGGAGAATATAACGGATAAGATAACAGGCGCGGATCCGGAAAGGGATTTGACCGATGGTGTATTGCAGAGTTTTGTCTATGGTATGGGAGGCGGCGCTTATTTTACTGGAGCCGGAGCGTTGGCTAAAGGTGCGCAATACGTAGCGGATAAAATAGGAGGCAAACAGGCTCAGCAGCCTATCACCGATTCCAATGTAACAGATCAAGGCGTTGAAACTCCTCCTCTATTAACTAAGTCTAGGTTTGCCGAGGCAGAGGAAGAAGGTCGAAATATGACTGATCCGGGCGATATACGGACGGCGAGCAAAAAGATGGAAGAGACAAGGCTTTCCCTATCTGGAATGGTTCCGGGGTTGGCTAGTACGATAGAAAGCTATGTGGATGATGGAGCTAGCGAGGCCCAAGTGATGAGTCTTCTTGATGGAGTTAATGCGGATGCCCGTCCGTTAGCCGAGGATTTCTACGCTGATTATCTCAGGATATCCGGTTTGCAGGATCGTATAGGCGAGGAAATAGACAATGAGGTTGAAACTTACGTTGCCAATAATATTACTCCTTATGTTACCACGAATCCTGATGGTCAGTCTATCGTTACCACAGCTACGCTTAGCGAAGGAAATGAGGAAAGACCTGTGTACGTTAGGAGTATCGAGGGAGATAAGGCCGTTATTTCCGATAACGGACAGGATCGGATGGTCTCGGTGAAAAGGTTGAGCGATATAGTAGAGCAAGATGCCGGTCATATGAGACGGACCTATGAGGATCAATTATTGGCTACCCGCCAGTCCGAGCTTGACATGACCATGCATCATAATCCCAAGACGCAATTACCAAAGCCGGGGTTGATCATATGGAACGGGGATAATGCGTTTATCCTTCAAGGACAAGATGAGAACGGTGATTGGATCGCTCAACCTGCGGCTTATGATAGAGAAACCGGGCAGGTGACAGCCAAGAATGGCTCTTCCCCCGCAATGCCTATAACAGAGAATGAGATTCTTGATCTTCAAGATGCCATATATGACGCTCAACAAGTTAATGTGATGTCGCCAGAGGATGATAATGTAGCAAGTGCTGATGCCGAGATAACCTCTGCACCTCCCATGGAAGATGCGATCAACCAGCCAACGAGTGAGATTGAGACGGAAGGTGCCATTGATCAGATAGCACAACCTAGCAATGTGGAGAATCCCTCCATGGTCATGCGAGAAGATGGTACGCCAGATTTCGTATCGTCAGGAACGGATATGGCCTTGGATTTCCTCTATGATAAATATGGCGATAAGATGCCAAGGAAGATCGAGGTGACGAGAAAGTCTTTCGATGAAAGCCTTAAAAAAGCGTCTGATGCCTTGGATAAGGCGCAAGAGGCATACGATGATGCCCCTATCGGAAAAGAGGATAAGGCCGAGGCCGCATTGATAAAAGCCCGACAAGAATATGAGGCGATCAAGGTCGAGGCTGATTTCTGGGCTAATCTTGATGATGATATCAAGGAGGCCAGCAAGAAGCCGGGTGATGTCATAGCGAAGGAGATCTCCGTGATAGGTGATCCTATGAGCGGAGAGGAGCTTGCGGCCATGATGCTGGCTAATGGGGCGATCAAATTGACACGTGACAGTTACAAGAAAGAGACCGGTGCCGGGAATAATGAGACAGCGAGGATGTTCGGACTGTTCGCCTCTCCGGAGAAAGGCGGTGTTAATATAGAGAGGGCGGGTGAGATATTGGAGCTTGCCGATAGGGAGAATGGCACTAACTTCTTCGATGAGAACGATACGAACGCCGGAAGGGACGCTATCATAGAGGTCTTGTCTTCCGCTCGTACACGTGGAGACTTGATCGATTATGTCAAGAGGAACCGTGAGGCGATCGCTGAGCGTGAGAGACAGGCCGAGTACAACGCTTACGCTGAGTGGTGCGAGGAGAATTATCATATGTCCCCGGAAGAATACGAGGCGTATGAGGAAAGCATGGCACGTGATTTCTCGGAGAAACAATTGACTGATGAGGAGCGAGGCGAGCTTGATTCGCAAATCGTGGATGAAATACAGGCCATAATTGACGAACAAAATGAAATAGACGCTATCTTAGCGCAAAATAAACCGATAGAAAATGAAAACATTGAAGGAAATGACGAAAGCGGAGGCGATGGCTTACGCGAGGGAGGCGGCGAGGTACTGCCAAGAGAACAACTTGATCAGACCGGGGGAACTGGAGAGGTTGAGGGAAGAGAATCGGCTGGCCCCGACATTGATCGCACGGATGGAGCTACACAAGAAGGCTCATCAAGGGGACTAGTTCCTTTTGTCGCTCCTTCTCCAAAGGAGAATGAGACCCCATTGGACTATGCCGAGCGCATAGTTGAGGCTAAGAGATTGCACGAAGAGGAGCTAAAGGTTGATACCAATCCAACAGAGGCGCAGAAAGAGGCCGGCAATTACAAGAAAGGCCATATAAAGATAAACGGTTTCGATGTCACCATAGAGCAGCCCGCCGGTTCCGTCCGTTCCGGTAAGGACGCTAATGGAAAAGAGTGGTCTGTTACCATGAACAACACTTACGGTTACATTCGAGGTACTGAAAGTGTGGATGGTGATCATATAGACGTATTCCTAGGTCCGGATATGAATAGTGACATGGTGTATGTCGTGGATCAGGTGAATACTGATGGCTCATTCGATGAGCATAAGGTTATGATGGGATTCTCTTCCTTGGAAGACGCTAGGTCCGCTTACTTGTCAAACTATGAGGAAGGTTGGCAAGGGTTAGGCAACATTACCGGGGTAGCGTTGGATGGGTTCAAGAAATGGATTGATTCCTCGACTCGCAAAACAAAGCCCTTCTATGAGTATAAGGGAATTAAACAGGAGGAAGGCGATATTTCTAAAAATAATGATTCTGATAATTATAGCATTGTTCCCTCCCAATACACTACCAAGAAAGGAAAAGTTCTTGATATGCGGCTATTGAAGTTCGGTAATGAATTATCGAAGGAACAGCAACGTGCCGCCAAAGAGCTGGCCAAGGCTGAAAAGGGTTGGTATGACAGGGAACAGCGAGGTTTCATGATGCGTAGCGATGAAAGCGCAAGGCGGTTGGCCGATACCATTCTTGGCGATACCGATGCCGTAAGCGATGCGCAACCTATTTCTCTTGAAGACACACGCAGGGTCGTAGAGCCTCAAAAGGTAAATGTAGAAAACCTTATTGGTGATATCAACGATAAGGGCAAAGCTAAATTGAGCGATCGTACCGTTACCCCTAGCGGTAACCGCCTTGTTACCGATGAACGGTATGCGGAACTCCGTGAGCGCATGCGCAGGAAACTAGGCGGTCAAATGAATATGGGTGTTGATCCTGAGATATTGGCGATAGGTACTGAAATGGCGGTTTATCATATAGAGAAAGGATTGCGTAAGTTCTCTGATTACTCAAAGGCAATGATCGATGATCTAGGTGACGCTATACGACCGTATCTTAAAGCATTCTACAATGGAGCGAGGGATTTGCCCGAAGTAGGAGATAACGGATGGGATAAGGATATGACCGCTTATGAGGATGTCCGTTCATTTGATGTAGCTAATTTTGATAAGCCTGTCCCGGATATAATGGATGCCGCCGAGACCGTGGTTAGAGAGACAGAGATTGCCAGACAAGCGAGTGCCGCGAAGAAAAAAATAAAAAATAGCCGGAAAAAGCAAACGGACAACAAAGACAAACCATTACCTTTGTATGGTAACGATTTATTCACTCCTAATAATATTAAAGACAATGAGCAAGGAAATTCAAGAGCGGATCAAGGCGTGGGAAGAAAAGCACGGGAAGAGGATCGAGGATCTGAACGCGGAGGAGACCGTGGAGGCGTGCATGGAAGTGATGTGCTTGACACGGAGCGAGGCCGAGGAATACCTATCAGCGACAGCGACAAGCGGCCTGTTGTAAGGAATCAAAACAATTTCAGCTTCCCGGAGAAAGGTATTGAGCTTCCTTCCGGTGATATATCCAAGCTAAAAGCCAATATTGAGGCGATAGAAACGCTGAAAGACGTAGAGGACGGCCAAGGAAAACCTACCCCGGAACAACAAGCCAAGATGTCAAGGTACGTTGGATGGGGAGGTTTGGCCGAAGCCTTGAACGAAGGCAAATACAACGCGCGTGACAACAATTGGACTAAGGATCGAAATTGGAATGATAAGTATCTACGTTATTACGAGAAACTAAAATCCTTATTAAGTAAAGAAGAGTTCGACAGTGCCGTCCGTTCCACGACAACCTCTCATTATACCCCGTCCGAGGTCGTGGAAAGCTTATGGGGAATAACGGAGAAACTTGGATTCAAGGGCGGCAATATCAGTGAACCCGCTATGGGTATAGGCAACATAATCGGTATGATGCCTAGGTCTATATCTGAAAACTCAAGTATAAGCGGGTTCGAGATAGATAGTTTGTCCGGTCGTATGGCAAAGGCCTTATATCCTGACGCTAATATAAAGGTACAGGGATATGAGAAAGCGTTTTCTCCAAACTCGAAAGACTTAGTTATCACCAACGTCCCATTCGGGAAAAACGCTCCATATGATAAGGTTTTAGATAAGCAATTCAGGAAGAAACTTGGTTCCTCTTATAATCTCCATAATTATTTTATCCTAAAGGGGCTTCTGGAATTGAAAGAAGGTGGTCTCGGCGTATTCGTCACGTCCTCGGCTACGATGGATGGGGCCGATAGTAAGTTCCGTGAGTACGTGAGTGGAAACGGTTATGATCTGGTCGGAGCTATTCGATTGCCTAATGACGCTTTCCAGAAAGGGGCCGGCACGAGTGTTACGGCCGACATCGTTATATTCCGTAAAAGAAAGTATGGGGAACCTTCGAATGGGATAGGGTTCACTACTACAACGCAAATAGGTGAAGGAACTTATATGGAGGACGGGGATAAAAGGAGCAAGCCTATCATGGTGAACGAGTATTTCTCCAATCATCCCGATATGATGTTAGGTGATATGATGACCGCTTATGACGCTGGTAGCGGAGGTCTATATAGTGGAGCGTCCCAGACATTGAAAGCCAAACCCGGGGCCGATTTAAGCAAGGAACTATTTAATGCTATTGATAACTTACCAAAGAATATCCTATCAGGTGTTGTAGAGACTAAAGGGCCGGAGGTTGTGGGTGACTCCACTTTGAAAGATGGTACTATTACCGTCCAGAATGGCAATGTCTTTGTTTTAGATGGGGACTCGTTAAAACCGATTAAGGCAAATCCTACGTTCGTTCATAATGGTAAGACCCGGAAAATAGCGGATGCGGTAAATGATTACAATGATATAAAGAAAAATCTATACGATCTTATCCATGATGAGCAAACAAAGGGTGTGGACCCCGAGCCCGCGAGGAAAAGGCTAAACAAAGTATATGATGCTTTCGTGTCCAAATATGGGACACTTAACAGGAACAAGGCTTTGGACGATATTTTCGCCGAGGATGTTGAGCATGGATTACCCTTCTCTTTGGAGACCGTTAGAAGGGTACCTTCCACGACCGGAAAATCCATGGTATGGGAAGTCTCGAAAGCAGATGGTATCTTGAATAAGCGTGTAAGTTATCCATTCGAGCTGCCGACAAAAGCGGATAATGTCTTGGATGCCGTCAATATAAGCAAGTCATATAAAGGTAATATTGATATACCTTATATCTCGGAGATAACGGGTATGGATGAGGAGAACGTGACAAACGAGATACTAGAGAAGGGAATTGCTTATAGGGATCCTGTTACCGGCAATATAATAGATAAGAGCGAATATCTCTCTGGAAACGTAAAAGATAAGTTGGTCGAGGCTAGGGCGGCCTTGGAAGATCATCCGGAGTTTCAAAAAAACGTGGATGACTTGGAAGCCGTACAGCCAGAACGTATACCCTATGGTGAGATAAGTTATCGACTGGGGACTACATGGATCCCGTCTGAGTTTATAAATAATTTCGCTGATAATGTACTGGGTATATCTTACGCTAACGCTAATTTTATTCCGGAGATCGGTGAGTATATTCTTGATAAGAGGGCGTTCATAACCGATTACGCTAAAGCCGGTCAATTCAAGACTGAGAGAATGGACGCTATAGACGTGTTCAAGGCCGCTCTTAACCAACGTAAACCCAAGGTTTATGACGAGATTAAATATTATGAGGACGGTAAGCAGAAAACGAGAAGGGTCGTAAACGAGCAGGAGACACAGGCCGTTGCCGAGAAAATATCCGACATGTCCGATAAGTTCGTGGAGTATATTGATTCTAAAACGATGTTTCATGGTCGTATTGAGGACGTGTATAATGATAAATATAACAACTATGTACTAAAAAAGTATGACAAACCGGTTTTTGAGCATTATCCTAACGCTAATAAGAATATAACACTTAGGGATCACCAGAGCAAGGCGGTGCAACGTTGTCTATCCGAGAGCACGTTACTCGCTCACCAAGTCGGTACGGGTAAGACCTTTACCATGATTACGTCCGCTATGGAAATGAGAAGGCTAGGTATAGCGAAGAAACCCATGATCGTTGTCCAAAACGCTACCCTAGAGGATTTCGTCCGTGACTTTTATAAACTGTATCCTTCCGCTAAGATTCTATCTCCGACAAAGGAGGAGCGTAACGCCGATAATAGGACAAGGCTGTTCAATCTTATAGCTACCGGAGATTTTGACGCTATCGTTGTCCCACAGTCATTCATGGCGTTTATCCCGGATAGCGAGGAAAGGAAAAAGGCATATATCCAAAAGCGTATAGATGATTTTGAGGAGGCTATCGATCGCATAGAAGACAAGGCTTTACAGGAGAGATTGAAAAGGGAGGCCAAGAGTATGCGTGATTCTCTGGAAGGTATAAAGAAAGGGAAAAACGTAAAGGGCAAGGCAAAGACAGCGGAGACTATCACGGCCAAGACGGAGCGTATTCTTGACAGGCGGACTGATAACGTCATGACGTTTGAGCAAATGGGTGTTGACGCTTTGTTCATTGACGAGGCGCATAATTATAAGAAGATCGGGTTTCCAAGCAAGATGTCGAACGTTAAAGGTATCGATACGAGCGCGTCACAAAGGGCTAATAGTATGTTGCTAAAAGCCCAATGGATATCTGAGAATAATGGTGGTCGAAACGTGGTTCTGGCAACCGGTACCCCTATCACTAATACAATGGCAGAGGTCTGGACTATGATGAATTTCGTGGCACCCGATATCCTAGACGCGTATAATATCAATAGCTTTGACGAGTTCGCTACCACTTTTGGAACGGTTGAGCCCTCATTGGAGTTTACCGCTACCGGTAACTTTAAGATAGCCGAGAGGTTCAAGAGCTATACGAATGTCCCGGAGCTTATAAAGGCGTTCAGGAGCCATACGGACGTTGTCTTGACAGAGGATGTCAAGGAGTTCAAGGAAGACAAGAATATCCCTAAGTTGAAAGACAATAAGATGACCAATGTCATTGTCGAGAAGAACGAGGACTTGGAGGATGTCATGCAAACCCTTATCAAGGAATTAGAGGATTATAACAAATTGACAGGAAAAGAGAAGAAGGATAAGAGCGCGCTACCCTTGGTCGTGTTCAGCAAGGCTAAACAGGCTGCGATTGACCTTCGCTTGCTTAATCCTACATTTCCCGACAATCCTGATAGCAAGACAAACAAGGTGGTCGATAACGTGTTGAGATTATATAAGGAGAGCGATAAGGACAAAGGCACGCAACTTATATTCTGCGATAGTTATCAATCCCCTTCTGAGACTCCAAAAATGGATTTATTCGATGTCGATTTATCTGTCCCTCAGTTTAATTTGTACAACGATATAAAGGAAAAGCTTATCAAGGGAGGTATTCCGTCTAATCAGATAGCTATCGTTGGTAATTATGAGGGAGAAAGGAGAAACGCCTTGTTCGATAAGGTCCGTAATGGGGATGTGCGCATTCTTATTGGAAGCACGGAGAAAATGGGAGTGGGTGTCAACGTGCAAGATCGTCTATTCGCCCTGCATCATATTGACGCTCCAATCAGGCCTATGGATTTTGAGCAACGCAACGGTCGTATCTTACGACAAGGAAACTTATACGCTACATGGGATAAACCGGTGAACATCGTCACATATGGCGTTAAAGGTACCCTTGACGCTACCGCCTATGACAGGCTTCGTATAAAACAAAACTTCATCAACCAAATGATGAAAGGCGATATATCGTCTCGTGTCATGGAGGAGCAAGACGATAGTGATCCGTCTGGAATGACCTTTAGTGAGATGGCGGCGACGTTATCCGGAGATAAGACCGCCCAACTGCTGTTTGTGGCACAGAACAAGTTAAAGAAATTGCAAAACTCCAAGAGGAGCGATCTTAACAGTAAGTCTTCCATGCGTGACTCTATATATAACTCCAAACTTAGGATACAAGAATACAACAGCCGGAAGGATATCATGGAAAGGAACGCCAATATCGTAAAAGAGAACTTCCCTGATGGGGTTGAGTCCGTGACTGTTAAAGGCAATACTTTCAGCGATGGTATATCGAATGAGCTTACGTCCATTATTGATGATTACTATGATAGATATACGCTTGACAGAAACACCCCTCCTCTGAAAATCAGTCTCAATGGAGGAAAAGGCGAGGCAATCGTGCATTTCAATGAAGGTATGATGGTCTATAGCTTATATTTAGGAAAGGAAAAACTGGTTGAGAATCGTGATTTTAGCGGCGGCAAGGGTTTGATGGCTAGCATTGACAGGCAGTTGGGGATTCCCGCTAAATCCGTCTCAGATATAGCCGCTAAAATAAAGGCAGAGGAAAACAAGATAGCGGGATTAGAGGAAGCCGTTAAGAAACCGTGGGGAAAAGAGGATGAACTTAATGCGGCTCAGGCAGAGGTTAATGATCTGCAGAGACAATTAGTTGAAAAAGCTAAAGCTGAGGATATTCAGTTAGAATCAACTCTTGACGTTGATGGTACGTTGGTAAAAGAGGAAGGAGAGACTCGATTTCGATTCATGGGAGTAGATACAACTAATAATCAGGATAATGTAAGTTCTATTGAATCCTCAATCAACGATTGGTCAAACATGCTTAATACCCCTGTCAGGGTAATCCATGACGTGGACGATATAAACGATACGGATGAGAATATGTTGGCCCGTAAGAGAGATTCCAAAGGCTGGTATGATACTTCTACCGGGGAGATAGTCATAGTATCACCTAATTCCACGTCCGTAGGTGACGCTCAAAGGACTTTCCTCCATGAGGTGGTAGGGCATCACGGGTTACGTGAGCTATTCGGGGATGATTTCGATACTTTCCTTGATAACGTGTATCGGAACGCCAACGTGGATATCCGGAAAAATATCATTGACCGGACTAAAGGCAATCCTCTTAACTTGCGTGAGGCTACAGAGGAATACATCGCTGAATTAGCGGAACGTGGTTTCGATAACAAGGCCGAGCGTTCGTTATGGGAAAAGATCAAGGACTCTTTTCTTGATATGTTGAGAAAGGCCGGTATTAGCCTTGATTTCAAGTTATCGGATAATGACCTTCGTTATATCCTCTGGAGAAGCTATAAGAACTTGGAGCAAGGAAACTTGATGGATGTGGCCGAGGATATCGTGATGAGAAATAGATTAGGTCTTAACAATATAAATTTGAACGAAAATGGATCAATCGAAAGAGATATTGAACCTGAAAAAGGAAAACAACCTTCTGAAACAAAAGGTACTGGAAGGGAACTCGAGACAATCGAGGGCGTTGATGAGAACGGAAACGAAAGTGAACGAGACCATATCGACAAACCAAGGGGAGTTGAAAACTCTATTGACGGAACTGAAAACGCAACTGACCGAAATGGAAGGGAGACTGATGGCCAAGTTGACAACGATGGAGACCAACTTGACGGAGGAGATACGGGCGATAGGAACGGAAGTGTCCGGGATGGAATCGACGGTGAGCGGACTGTCATCGGACGTGCAGGATCTGAAAACAAGGGTAGAGGCGTTGGAGAAAGCGTAAGGGAAAAGACGGATGATTTCGCTTTCGCAGATAAAACAATCCGTTTTAGGGAGAACGCGCGGAATGAGTCGGTATTGTTCGCTGATAATGATATCCAAGTAGTAGAGAAACAGGTAGGTTCCGCCAAAGATCAATATGAGCGTACCCTATCTACATCGTCCTATCAATTTCAGGAGGCGTTTCAGGATTCTATGCTAGGGCTTAAAACATTGCAGGATGCCGTGGCAAAGGCAACGAGGAGTCGTATATTGGATTATGAGAACGCTTATATGGCCGAGAATGCCCTTTCCTCCGTTAATAAGGCGGAGTTCAACGCTTATAGGAAAGCGGCTTTCGAGCCTATCTTAAAAGCGATGTCACGATTGGAAAAGATGGGATCCACCATTGATGAGATAAGGGATTACCTTATAACCAAGCATGGTATTGAGCGTAACAGGGAAATGGCCGTTAAACGAGTGTTGTCACAAAACTCGGAAACATATAAATCCCTGCTTGACGAGTATATCGGGAGAAGGAATGAGATACGTGAGAACGGTAGGTCTTGGGAAGAGCAGCAATCAGAAATGGATAGGCTTGCCGAGGAATACGGAGCTAATCTTTCTGATGATTTCAGCGGATTCACGTCCATGTATCCTAACGAGGATAACACGGGGTATGATCCGGATTCCGCAAGGAGATACGTATTGGATTACGAGTCAAGATATGATACATCGGAATTATCGGCCTCTGTCAAAAGAGCCACTGACGCTATATTGGCAAAGCAACGGGATAGCGGGCTTATGAGCCAAAATACGTTTGATTCGATCAGCGATATGTATCAGTTCTATGTGCCTTTGCGTGGATGGGAGGAGACTACGGCAGATGAGGTTTACGCTTATCTTACATCCGAAAGCCAAACGTTCAACGCCCCTATAAAGACTGTCGTTGGGCGAAAGAGCAAGGCTGACGATCCTATAGCGACGATCGCTAATATGGCAGAGAGCGGAATCATGCAAGGGAATAGGAACTTGATGAAGCAAAAGTTTTTGACAATGGTACAAAACCATAAGACGGATCTCGTGAGCGTAAGCGAAATGTGGGTTCGTCTTGACGAGGCTTCCGGTGAGTGGATCGCCGTTTTCCCGGATATACCATCTAACGCCAATCCGGAACAGGTGGAGTCTATCGTGGAATCTTTAAACAAACGCATGGAGGAGCTATCCAATGAAAAAGGATCTAATGTTAGACGTTCAAGGGATGCTATAGGGATACCTTACAAGATATTGCCAAAGGACTTGAAGGAGCATCAAGTGATCGTAAAGAGAGCCGGCAAAGAATACTTACTTACCATAAACGGGAACCCAAGGGCCGCTCAAGCGTTGAACGGGCTTACAAACCCGGATAATACGAAAGGATGGTTCGGTACCGTGGAGAGATACGCCGGATGGCTGAATCGAAACTTGGCGGCTAACTTTACGACACGTAACCCGAATTTCATGGTAAGTAACTTCCTCCGTGACGCTCTTTATTCGAATACTACCGTATGGGTCAAGGAAAGTCCTGTATACGCATGGAAGTTCAATAAGAATTTCGCTATGGTAAACCCGATCAATATGTATCGTCTGGTCAAGGGGTATGAGAACGGTACGTTGGATATGAGCGATCCATTGAATAAGGCATATCATGATTTTGTAATGAGAGGAGGAGAGACCGGATACACTAATTTGAGAGACGTGGAAGCCAAGAAAAAGGCGATCCAAAAAGAACTTCAATACTCCAAGCAAAAGGTATCTATCGGAAAGGCTTTGAAAATACTAGGTGAATGGATGGACTTGTTCAATAAGAGCGTCGAGAATTGCGCTAGGTTCGCCGCATTTCTTACTTCTAGGGAAATGGGGCGAAGCATGGATAAATCCATTTATGACGCTAAGGAGATATCCGTAAACTTCAATAAGAAAGGGGCGGGTTCGAAATTCTTGAATACTGAGGGGCAAACCAAGATAGGTAACGCTAGCGCTTTCACGTCTGGATTGTCAAGATCCATGTATGTGTTTTGGAACGCTGGTGTACAAGGTATGTATAATTTCGGAAGGTTGGCCAAAGATAATCCCAAGAAATTCTTGGGGTTAGCATCCTCTTTCTATTTGCTTGGCACGATCATGCCTATGCTCGCGGCCGCATTTGGGGATGATGAAGATGATGATTACTACGATCTTCCGGAATACGTGAGACGTAATAATATCTGTTTCCGTAACGGTGGAGGAAATTGGATTACAATTCCTATGCCCATAGAGTTAAGGGCTATATATGGACTAGGAGAAATGTCTTTTGGAATAGTTTCCGGAAAGGAGAAGTATACCGATAAAAAGATGGCCATGAAGATAGCGGAGCAAATGTCACAGGTTCTTCCTTTGGACATGATGGAGGGAGGTGGAGGATTCTCCGCTTTCGTCCCAAGCTCGGTAAAGCCATTGATTGAGGCCGGAGATAACAAGGATTGGACAGGTTTGCCTTTATATAAGGATAACGACTTCAACAAGGGTATGCCGGAATGGACAAAGGCTTTTAAGAGCGTGGATCCCGCTATATTGGTAATGACTAAATATGCCAATGAACTGACCGGAGGAGATAAATACACTACGGGTACCGTTAACCTAAACCCAGCCATTATAGAACATATATTGGACGGCTATTTCGGAGGTATTGAGGCTACACGTTCCCAGATGGTCAAATCCGCTGAAACCGCTTGGGGTAGTCGTGATTTTGACTGGAGGAATATCCCTGTCGGGAACCGTCTTATAAAAAGTGGAGATGAGCGGACGAAAAAGAAAGCCATAGATAACGCTTATTATGAGAATTTGGAGGAAATGGATAAGATCGGACAAAGATTGAGAGGATATCGTAAAGAATTGTCTAATCCACAGAACGATAGTTTTGATATAGCAGAGTATCAGAAAAAATTGAATGATCTTATGATGAGCGATGAATATCGTGGATATGTAGAGTTTAATAATCTTAACAAATTGTATCAATCAATGGGTGAGTATTTGAAGAAGGTAGATGATGAAAGATTGGAAATGGAGTTATACGATTTGAAAGCTATGATGAATGAGATAGCTAATGGTGAATAGGTAAAGTGGCGGGTGGCGTTGGTTTCACCCGCCTAATATTTAAATCTAGTGACTAAAATCCTAATTTCTTATTAAATTCATCCCAATCTCCTAGATCTTGATACCCGTCCTCTTTCATATTATCATACAAATCACGTCTTGATCTATATTTTTTTAATTCTTCTACAAACCCATCAAAATCATATTTGTTTGTATTTATATGCCCATCTTTTATTAAGCTCTTGTAAAGAGCTTTTCTGTTTTTATATATTATCTCTTTTCTGTTTTTTATATTCAAATTAATAATTGATTTTATATAATCTCTATCCTTGTCTCTTACACATAAAGGACATAGATCTTTTGTAATATCATATGTAAATGAATTTATATCATGCGTAATGGCTCTGTCATTTTTCAGTCTTTTGCAAGATCCGTCAATACAATAGTTTCCAGTTTCCTCATTCTCGTATACATACCTAATATCTTTATTGCATGATATTAATGAAAGTATTATGAACATAAAGATCACCTTGAATATTCTGTATGTTTCCTCGCTCATGTTTTATGTATTTATATTTTTTTTGCAAAATTACCCAATCTTCACATCCGTTATCCCGCAGGAGGCATGTTTTACGGCATATTTTATTTTACTTTTATCCCGAGGAATAGTAAAAAATAAAAAACTCCCCAAATCCTCACGGACAAGGGAGTTTTTATTATTTAACTATAATCTATATGAATGGTTTTCAGACAACCTTAAACGGTCCTATCCTCACGAACGAGAGCGTTTGTAATATCTAAATCCATATCTAAACAAAGACATACTTAATCATCATTGCCGATCCTCCCGGAATAGCAACGGTGGGTATATCCGTCTTAAAATGCTTCCCAATACCACCCCAAGGGAAGCGGGAAATATTTATTCAAACTATATTTTATGCCATAAGGAAAGGAGTGTGCCCCCATCCTCCAAAGCTATCCCCTTGACATAAATATACCTCTGGTTCTCACGAAAGAGCGGTATGACATTGATAAAATTATTTTATATTAGTAAAAAATAAGTCGTATTTTATTTATCTAATATTGATTTTTACAGGGGAAACGTTCATGCGCACGCTATAAACTCGACTCATTTTTGGGATATGAATCAAGATATCCCGTTGATTCTTCTTTGATTATAGAAGGCTTAGGCATATCCTCTGATATGAGCGCTCCTATCATGTCTGTCATCAATATATCGTCGTGATTGCCACGACCGGGAATATTACCGTAACTACCGTCCGGACGTTGCTCGTATTTTGACGCTTCCTTGTACATACGCTCATCCGGGTCTATAAACATATCGTCCTCGAACGCCACTATGAAATTATCCACCATGTCCTGCTTGGTCTTCTTGTTGGTCTGGAAGCCTATCTTCTTGTATATGCCGTTCCTTATGTCCTCGGGATCCGTCGCCGCTCGCATGTAAAGATTAGGGTAGATATCCTCTATCTTTTTCAGTATGCCACGAATATGATCGCCTTCCTCCACGAACTCGGATGCCTCTGATTTTTTCTTATCAAACGTATTGCTCTCGAAGGCGAGAAGGGCGTTCTTGTAGTATCTGGCGATCTTGACGGCTTTGTAGGCGAGCCAGTCATATCGTATATGACCGTGCCATCTGGCTACCACCTCCGGCTTTCCTCCGCTAAATCGTAAATTCCATCTGTTTATAACCGTTATACATGAGGGGTCTGAGTTCTTGCTACGTCCACCGACATCGACAATAACAAGATACTCGTTGGATGTCCTTGTATCATCGGGCCTCTTCCAGATTCTCAACAGGCCGTTCGGATTCTTGGTGAGAATTATCCTCTTGGTCTTCTCTGATTGGGATATGTCGCCAATGAACTCCGGGGGTGATACGTATCTTTCCCGCATTACCTCGATCGTATAGATATTGAACACGAGATTACCGGAATACTTGAAACACTCGACATCATCGGATGGTGCCTCGGATGCCATCGAGGCGTGATCATGGAACGAGGCCCTTTTCTTGATATACCATTTGATGTGCTCCAGCGTAGCTCCTTTTTCCCATAGAGACCATAGATACTGTCCCGGCTCGCTATTGTCATTAGGGGAGGTCGTGACATCCCTTCCCTCTAATAGATCCAGTATGAAAAGCCGGGTCTCTTTCTTGTCCTTGAATCTTATCATGTCGTTCTCGATAAAGAAGAACGGTATGAATATCGCCTTACGGGATGACGTGCCCTCCTTGGCCATTTGGTACTCATCATAGAAATAACCGGCCATGCCGTTAGCCGTAGACTCGGAGATCTCCATGGTCAACGGTCTCTCCAATATATTCGAGTCTATGTTTGTTATAACCTGCTCCGCCGATTTGCCATCCGTTGTTTTCCAGTAGGCTACCTCCGAGAAGTGGGCCATGGCATAGTCCATACCACGTGTTGACTCGAAATTCTCATAAGATGCCACGGTTATCACGTTATCACGTACCTTGTTCCCGGACGGGTCGGTGATTATGGAGTCGGACGCCGAATGCTCGTAAGGGGCGAATTGTAGCTTGTCAACACCATATATAAATCCCGGGATATTATCGAGAACCTTTTTATACATGGCCTTGATACGTTTGGCGGTATCTTTCGTCTGGGCTATAATTACGGAATACCATCCTTCCATGACGAATAGCTGTATCCACGCCATATAGAGCTGTACCAAGGTGGAACCTCCCCATTGCCGGGCTTTCAATAATATTATACGGATCGGGACTCCCTTATGCCTCATTTCCTCCAGAACGGATAGCACGTAACGTTGGGCGTAATTAAGCTCGAAGGGGATCATTTCTCCCGCCTCTTTCGACTTGATCTTAAATAACGAGAAAAAGGCGAAGGACGGGTCTCTCGAGCAACGGGCCCAAAATAGCATGTTGGCCACGTCCTCCTCATTTATCCCATCTGAATCCGGGTACAGCTCGTTGAACCTTATCGTGTAGTCCTTTATGGAACCGGCTTTCAGGACATCCTGATACAGATCGTTCTTGAAAACCTCCTCGGTAAGCCACTGTACCCTTATGGGGTAATCATCTATGACAACCCTATGGCTATGCCCCTCCATTCCACGCCCCGTGAATTGGTCATGCGTGCCGAATATATTTTTCAGCCTCTTGTTATTCTCGGCCAATATAGACTCAACCTCTTCCGTGAACGCTAATTTTCTGTATGACTCCATAGATGATATAGGCTATTAGGAATGACAGCAAGTGTATCCTCCAGTTGAATAAGGGGATAAACGCCATGACGATATTGCTCAATATTATTCTCCAAAGGTTTAGTTTATAGGCGTGATATCTGCGGGCGTAACATCCCATGATAAATCCGGACATGCCGCATGTAGGAACCGGCAATGAGGCTAGTGGTACGAACGAGGCCAAGACGCAAGACACGTAACCGATCAGGCATGTTTTCACACGAGGCTTAAACTGGAATAAGGCGATAAGATTTAATGATAAATGAAAGATGTTTGCGTGGGTGAACGTGTAAAGGAAATGGTCGTATGGTATGGAATTGGTATCGAAATAGAAATGTTTACCTGCGAGTTGGAGTATGACGCTTGTCAAGGCGATTATTAATGAAGGAATCAGTCTTTTTAGCTTACCTTCCATTTTTCCTTTCCCGGTTGATGCGTTGTATTATCGCCAACGCCCGTGAATAGGATATGTAAAAACAGGGGGCCGTTTGATAGACCGCGAAAGAGGTGATGAAATAAACGGAGCTTCCCTTGAATTCTCTCTTTTTCTCCAGCTCTTTGTAAATCTCATAAATGTCATCGATCATCTTGTTCCTGATCGATCGACCCTTTTCCTTGGTCTTCCCTTTCCTGATCAGCAGGATTCCCCTATACGCTTGAAGGGTGGAGATCCAGAACCTAGAGGCATGTGAGGATATAGCCCTCATTACCGCCTCTCGGTGGGATTTCACTTCCCTCATCTTCAAAGCACGTCTATAAGCTTCGTAAAGCTCCATGTCCCGCTCTGGGATGAAATCTACGCCATTAACCATAAAGAACGCTTGTTTTGGTGAACATCACAAAGATAAAAAATAGATTCACATGTTTGATTATTCTTAGGGTTCATGGGTTAAATAAAATAATCAAAATAACAAAACGGATATACCTTATTATTTTCCTTTGCCTAAAACAAAATCGATTAAGGTATGGCAGATATATCTAACAAAGAGAGATTCAGACAGAGATACGCCAAACGGAATCCGGATCTTAACATGGATGACGAGGAGGCTTACTACGGCTCGGTCAACCAGTTCATGGACGAGTATGAGGGTTATGAGGGAAACTCTAAGAAAATGCGGGAGAACCTATCGAAGAGTCCAGCTTTCGCCGAGTTGATGGTAGCCGCTAGGGATCAGGATGATTTCGATCCCGTGGTGTGGATGGTACAGAATAAGGGGCTTGACTTAAAAGCCTTGGCCGATGATCCCGATTATTCGCAAAAGCTGGCCGACGCTCATAACGCTTACTTGGAGAAACTGGCGAAACAGGACGAGATCGAGAAACAAATGTCGGAGAATATGCCGGCTAGCGTGGAAGCGATTAGGGCGAAAGCCTCGGAGATGGGCCTTTCCGATGATCAAGCGGAGGAGGTTATAGGCAAGATGTATCAAGTCATGGATGACTTGATCGTCGGTAAATTGGACCCGTCTATTTTCGAGATGATGGCCAAGGGAATGAATTATAACCAAGACGTGGAGGCCGCTCGGGAGGAAGGCGTTGCGGAAGGGATCAACAAGAAAGTTACCGACAAGTTAAAGGATCTTAGCGGTAAGCAGGAAAGACCGAGAGGAAGGCAAGGAGCACGGCAGGAGAAGCCGGTTACGCAAGACGTGAACAATCCATTCGTCGGATGATATGGTAAAAAAGAAGACTATATGTATTGATTTTGATGGCGTGATCCATGATTACTCGAAGGGCTATCAAGGCAAAGATGTTTTTGGGGACATGGTGCCCGGATCGGATACGGCGACTAAGGTCTTAAAGGAAAAAGGATGGACGATTATTATTTATACCACTAGACCGGATACGAAAGCATTACGTGGTTGGCTTAAAGATAAGGGAGTCTTATTTGATTATATCAATGAGAATCCTTCTCAACCAAAGGATAGCTTGAATGGCTCCAAGTTGATCGCTGATATATATCTTGACGACAGGGCCGTTAGATTCAACGGTGAATGGGATTGGATCATGAATGATATAGCGTCGTTCATCCCATGGGGAGAAAAGAATAAGATTGATGACTCTAAGGACAAGATGAAAAAACAATATGAGTCTGGAGAGACGTATAAGAAAAGATGTTTGAATCCATTTTTAGCGGAGGATCCACAAATAATATAACTGATTAAATAAAATAGGTATGAGAGAAAGATTTTTAGACAAGATGTTTTGGGTCAAGGCTTTGTTCTTTGTCTTGGCGGTATTGACCGGTGGAGCGGCTATGGCCGTGGAGATCGGGGGGAATGGAAGTGATACGGATCCCAATGATGGCAAGCCGTTGGAGAACGCGACCCCGGACGCGGCGGGTAAGGGTATTGACCAGCAGGGGCAGGGGGCTACCGGATCCGCGGTCACCGACGCTGATCTGGCCGAGAACAAGGTAGAGGATTACGTCAGTAAATTCCAGGCGTACAAATATCCCATGCACACGGATTTCCTCAAGCTCGCCAAGCAAGTCCATGTCAACACGAAGGAACCGGAGCATTACAATATTGGCGAGGCTATAATGGATTGCGTTACCAAGGCGGCTGTGACCAACACGGACAAGGACGCTGAGGTAAAGCTTAGCTTGTACAAGAATGACGAGAAGTTATTCGCCGAGTGCAACACCGTCTTGGTGGACGGGGTGACCGGATATGATGAGGCGGGCAATTCAGACGGAAGTCCGTTGGTTCTCTATGTCGTATCGGCGGATAAGGCTAACGGTATTATGGTTGCCGCCCTTAACGGCCCGTTGGATGATAGCGGGAACATGTATGTGCCGGACTTGAAAGCGGGCACCGGATTGCATATCATGGCACCGGCAATGAGCGAGAGCGAGGTTGAGATCGCCCCGGATTCCGCTTATCCCAAGAAAGAGATCGCCTACTTGCAGAAGAAGGTATGCCCGATCACGTGGACGGAATTCTTCGAGCGTATCAACAAGAAGGCGAAGTGGAACGTGCAAGACTTGAAGGATTGGACTTTGTCTAATTTCCGCAAGAAATGCACGCGCACGATGTTGATCGGCGTAGGAACTAAGTCCTTGAAGTATGGCTCCAAGAAAACAGGTACAGAATACGTGTATTTCCAAAAAGGAGTGTTGAGACAATTACGGCTGGGTTACCAGATCGGTTCGACATTGGAGTTCGCCGACCTTATCGGTATCACCCGTATGCTTTTCGGGAAGTACTCGAACACGAACGAGATGGACGTGTATTGCGGTACCAAGTTCATCGAGAAGTTGCTGAACATCGATTTCACGAAACATAAGGATATCTCATTCGTCAAGAAACAGAATATCGGTATCGATATCTCCTCTTTCGAGACCACTTTCGGAAAGCTGAACTTCAAGGTCGAGCACGCCCTTGACGATCTTGGATATGAGGAATGCGCCGTCGCTTTCCCGATGTCCGAGGCCAAGCGTTATTACTACCAGAAAGGAAAGACTCTTACCGTGGATCATTCCAAGGGGGAAGGCGGTGAGGTGCGGGAGGCCAAATCCCAATATTATATTCAGGATGACTGCTTGATGCTTACGGGTTATAACTCGATGATGATCGGTCCGGACGTGACAGTGAGCGGATATAAGCTGTCTATGCTTGACACGGTCGTTTCCAGCGTGGCTTCCCTGAGTTCCGTATCTACACCGAAAAAGGACGATGTGGTTTACTTGACCGTAGCGGACGATACGCACGCCGTCGGATTATATGTATATGACGGTACGGCATGGAAACCATACAAGGGAGAGATCAACGTGTAAACTGTAATATTGTCAAACAAGACCCACCGGAGCAAACGCACGGTGGGTCTAATAAAATCAATCGAATGATCACGAAAACATATGAGTTGGTAGGCAAGGATAATTGCATGCTCCGTACTATATACTGCGGCACAAGGGTCAGCATGGAGTTCAAGGGCGGTAATTTCATCAATGGTAAGAACGCCTTACTACGGACTAGCAACCCTTTCGTACAAGACGCTATCGAGAATGATTGCCGATTTGGTACGTCTATCCGGCTCGTCTCTACGTTAAAAGACGATGATGTGTCTGGTGTCTCGGTCATGAGGAACTCGAGAGGCCGGGAAAAACAAGTGAAAGAGGTCAAGACCGTAAAGAACGTGAATGATGCTATTGACTATTTCGCCAAGATGGGCTATAAAGTGGAGAACGATGATATGCTTGAGGAGTTAAAGGATAAATTAAGTGTCTCGTTCCCGAACATGAAATGATATGGATATTAGCGTGAGCGACATAGTGAGTGAGGTCAAGATCTGCATAGACGAGATCGGGCTTAATGACGCTGAGTTCCTAGGAACGCAGGATAACGAGGAAATGGACACGATTATCAAGTCCAAGATATCGGAGGCGTTGCGCTTCGTGAACGGTAATGCGGACTGGAGCCTGTTGGAACCGAACAAGATAATAACGGACGGAACCATAGAGGAAGATCTTGTCGCTCATGTAAGCTTGCCGGAGAACTACTCTCGGATTTGTTACGCTAGGCTATCATCATGGCCTTTATTTATTTCAGATCCTATCTATTGGAACGATAAGGAATACGCCACGCTGTCGGATCCATACGCAACGGGGACATGGGAAAGACCTAAACTGGCGTTGACCATGAGGCCGGGTAAGACATTGGAGCTATATAAGGCGAAGGATAAATCCGACACGTTCGAGATTGGGATCATAACGGACGAGGATATAACGGATAGCTTGGAGGTAAGCCCCAAGCTGAAAAAGGCGCTGATCTATTATATATCCGGCCTCACGTTGCTTACTTACAGGGATCAGCACGCGGACAGTATGTTTAATCAAGCGTTGGTTCTTATGGGTGTCAATCCATCCGGGGCCAACTCCAATCAATAACAAGACTATAGAATCATGGTATACATATTCAAGGACAGGTTAATTCGGGTAGAGTGGACTATTTACAAGGGGATAAGCCCGGTGAAAGAGGATTTCTCCCGATCTAATGTAAAGGTTTTTCTATTAGGCAACCGGGAGAAATATCTACTTCAAGCGAGAGCGGACAAAGGCACGCTTTATGTAGACATTCCTTCAGGGTTGGAAGAAGGAACTTACTCTATCGAGGTGATATGGGTCAAGAATATGGATCATGTCTTTGATACACGAAGCGTATGCCGCTCCAAGAAAGAGGATCTTTTCTCTATTACCGAATTTGAGAACGAGGCTACGAATATCGGAGAAGGCGTCGTCGTGCTGAAAGTAAAGACCTCTACCGCCACTTATGGCTATGATGGTTTGTCCTCATACGAGCTGGCCATATTACGTGGGGACTGGAACGGTACGGAAGGAGAGTGGCTGAAGCATGAGCGTTACGTAAGCGTACTCGATTCCCGTGGTGATAGCGAAGTTGATACCATGAGCCAAAAGGCCATTACCGATGAGTTGGAGGCACAAGACAATGCCATAGAGGATATTAGAGAAGATACGGAAAAACTTGATAATCGTGTAGAGAAAGCGGAGGACAAGGTTAATAATATGGGGGATGTCGTTGATGAGATCAAGAGCCATGCCCCGGTATCAGCCCGTCCCGCCGGTTTCAAGCCGGACATCGACCTTACCCCGGAGATCACGGTAGACCGTGCTTGGAGAGACCATGAGGGTAACGTTATCCGTAATACGTATATCACCCGGAGGGGATTGAGGAACGAGATAATCGACATCACCAACCAACAGGTAACGGACTTGAAGCCCGGTTCCGTCGATCCGGACGATCTTTCCGAGGCTACCAAGCAATTGATCGGTAACAAGAGCATAACCAACCTTCCGGACGAGGAGGATATAACCGTGACGGATAACCAGACATTGAAGCTGAAAGACAAGGAATACGCCCCGAAGGATTACTCCGGCATGGGACGTGTGTACCTTCGGAAGCATTACGTGAACGGCGTGAACACGCTCACGCAGCACATGATGAGAAAACCGAACACCATCTACATCATCCAGTACGACTACTGCCTAGCCGGGCAGACGATCGAGGTGCCGGAGAATTGCGTGCTGGATTTCCAAGGGGGGGCATTAAGAAATGGTACATTAAAGGGGGATTATACTTGTATAAAGTCTGCATTACAAAAGATATTTGATTTAGATATAACCTTAAATGGAAAATGGTCTATAGATTATATTTATCCAGAATGGTTTGGGGCATTAGGATATATGAGAAATGATTCAACAGCCTTTATACAGAAAAGTGTTTATATTTCAGTATCTATTCTTGTCCCAGTAAAGCTATCTTCTAGGAAATATTATATAACTAGTAGTATATATTTACCATCATATTCAAATATAGAAGGAAGTATGCCTGGTGGTTATGATACTAATATAGAACCTACTATAATAGCCAATTTTGGGGAAGAGAGTAATGACAATACATTTGCTTGGATATTTGATACTGATAGTATTAATAAAAGTACAGGGAAAAGGTTGAAGTATAACTCTATTGAGGTATCTTATGCGGTTGATAATAATCGTTATTATAACGCATGTAGAAATATAAGGATAAAAGGTATTAGGATAGAGGCTGAAAACAAGATATTCGGAGGAATTAGGCTTTTTGGATCTCCTAGTTCTAAAATAGAGGAGATGTATATATGTAATACCAAGATAGCGGTAGGTATATTTGTTAGTTGGGATGTGGTTGTTAGGGACGTGATTTCTCTCTCTTATGTCTGTGGAGCATTTGTTAACGAATGTCAGGCTGTAGAATTTGACAACACCTATATGAATGGACGCAAGATTACAGATCCAAATGGCAAATATATTCTGGAATACACTGTGACTGAAAAAGATTATTTTGAAGATTTTAATTATTTCAAGATACATTCAAACACTCATAACTTAGAAACGTTTTATGATAATTATAAGCGTGGAAGTGGTATAATCGCAGTGGATTGCAGGAACTTATTGTTAAATCATTGTCTATACGAACACTGGTCTACGGGAATAAACCTTAATGTAGTATACCAAGCAGCTTTAAATAATTATTACATAGAGGATATTTGGTATATAGGTGTACGTATACATCAATCAACAGTAAGTGTAAATGGGGCATATCAAGTGGGTGATTCAAGAATAAGCCCACAAGGTATCATATATCTTTTTGATATAGGTATTGGGGGTAATTGTACTGTGATGGGGTATAGATATATATCTCCATTGACATGGAATACTAATATTTATACTCCTTCTAAAGATCATCATTTGTTTTATGCCAGAGGATTTTTAATCATCATGGGTAATGGATATAGGAATTATCCTAATTTCATAAAGGGCAATCCCGGTGTTACGATATATGATGATATAAACAGCATGTTTGTAGATATGGAGAATCCCGGTTTCCTTCAAAGCAAAGATTATGTGAATATTCCACAAAAGTACGATAATGGAACAAATGGTATTTTCTATTATAGAGTTTGTTCTTGCGGCAAAGGACAAAGGGTTAGTTCCTTTGTTTTTGGCTCTTTAAGAAATGGGGAAAATTTTATGGGCAGTGTATCTATATATAATCCTAGAGAAGGTGATCCTCAGACTGGTTATACTGTTACCACATCTTATATTACACCAGAAGAGGTAACTTATATGCCAACCGCCTATTATGATAACAATATAGATGATCCAAATACCATAGATATCTATATAAGAATTGATTCAGGGTGCAATTTGTATTTTATTGGCAATGCAGCTAAGAGTCAAAAACAAACAATTGATACTACTCATGAACTTAGAATGAGATATATCAGAGCAGATGATTTGTATGATAAAATAGGCAATACTTCTCAAAGGCCAGAAAAGGTACTAGGTAGAGAATATTTTGACACAACTTTAAACAAACCTATTTGGTGGACAGGCACGAATTGGGTCGACGCTACCGGAGCTACCGTATAACCATTAAAACATTATAATCATGAGACAATTCATATACAAAATCATCAGAAAGATATTCAAGCTTGTATTTTCTGTTTACAAGCCGAAGGTAAGGACATTGTATAAAGGCCGTAGGAACATCGATCTTACGGAGAACGGCGATCAGCGCATAAGGGTAGGTAAGCCTTTCTATCTGGCCGGGAACATCTACAAATTAGATCAGTTGGATAATACGAGCGTATTCAAGTTGGCCCTTTACAAGAAGGAAAGCGAGGATTGGTCAAAGGCTAACGACCTTGATTTGATCTTGAGACTTAACGCCGGCTACAACATATTTTACGTATAACGAACTAAAGCACGATACATCATGGAAGAGCGAAAAGATATTTGCGAGGGTTACGAGAGGGATAGCGTACAGCAGCTAGACAAGCTGGCCAAGGATAAGAACGAGCGTTTTCCGATCTATCCGTTGACATACATTCAGGCCGTATATGACGCTAGGACGAAAGAGAGGCTTGATTCCATATTGTGGAAATGCAACAACGTGTATTTGCCTTGGATGGGATCGGCGGGGGATACCCGTATACAATTGCCTTTCTGGATGAGAAGGAAGGGTATCATAATCACTTACAAGAACCTTGAGGAGGAGACGATAACCGAGAAGCTCACCTATGATCTTTGTATCGCCGATGATTTCTTCCGTCTTGACTCCTCTTGGACTAGGATAACGGACGCCCTTCCGGTCGGGGGTAACATAACCATAGGCTCTAACGGCAATTGGTTTCAAGATGGAGTTGATACCGGCTTCAAGGCACAGGGACCTAAAGGGGACAACGGGCAAGTTCCACACCTTCGCTTGGCTGGTGGATACGTAAAATATAGCTACGATGAAGAGATATGGTATGATCTTTTTCCGCTCATTGACATAACGCCAAGCGTAAAGGTGGGGGAGGTAAAGACGTTACCCGCAGGTAGCAAGGCTTCGGTAACGAACGTTAGTGGGGATAAGGACGCTATTTTCGACTTTGGAATCCCTATGGGAAATACTGGGGCCAAGGGAGAGAAGGGGGATGGGTATGATTTGTTGGGATTCAGGGATACGGCGGATGCTTTGCCTTCCACCGCTAATATCGGTGACGCTTACGCTGTAGGAACTTCCTCCCCATATCATCTTTACGTATGGAAGGACAATGTTAGTAAGTTCGTTGATATAGGCTCACTTAACGAGATAAAGGCCTCTATCTTTGACGGGGGTAGGGCTGATAGTAATTATGGTGGGACAAGAACCATCGATTGCGGTGGGGCTGACGCTTATTTGGTGTAACTCATAAATTATTTACCTATGGAAAGAATTCAGTTAAGAAGAGATACGTCGACAAGATGGAGAGAGGTGAACCCTATTCTCATGGAAGGTGAGGTCGGATTTGAGACGGATACCAGATTGAGAAAGATCGGTGATGGCGTGAACCGTTGGAATGACCTTGAATATTTGAAGGCAGAAGGTATTGTACAAGAAATTGGGGGTAGTAAGAACAATGTAATGAGCCAAAATGCTGTGTCTTCTATTATTGGTTTAAACACATATCCTACATTCTCTAATAAGAATTCATATGCAAAAGATGAAATTGTTATATATAATGGTTTATTGTATAAATTCATAGTTAATCATAGTGCAGGAGAATGGGTTGATGCAGATACTGAAGAAGTTAGTTTAAGAACAGAATTAACTGAATTGAAAGAGTCAACCGCTGATCTTGGAATGCTGAACTGTGATAATATATTTAAGAGGGAGGAATTCACTCATGCTACTGTTGTAGCCAAAGGGGTAACCTTCCAATATCTGGGTCAGGGCAGATACCATGTGTACGGAACCGCCACTGAGGATGTATCAAATACTATTTATCTTGACCGGAGTAAATTGCCTGATAGTATCGTTCCCGGTAAGACCTATCAGTTGATTTACTCAGCCAAGAATGCTTCCTTCATCGTATGGATGTATGCCGGCGGTGAGTTTAAAACCGGTGGTACGGTAAATGAGAACTATACCTTCACCCCTCCTGAAGGTACAGACGGCCTTATATTGGCTATAAGGGTATTTAGTGGGACAACCATCGACGAGGTCGTCCATCCCGTCCTGATCGATACTTACACGAGCGATCAAGTGAAAGATAAACTGGATAATATCAATGATATGGGAACCGTCTCAGGCGTAGGCAATCCCTTGGTATTGGGGGGCACGTCGACCCTTCCTTTCGAGGATCTGTCCATCTCCGGATTGTCAGCGGATACGTTGGTCACTTTTTGTGGCAAGAATATCTTCATGATCACCAGCGATATGGTAAAAAGGATCAACAATGGTAACACCTATACGTTTACTACCAATACGATAAGGGTGGTATCGGAAGGCTCTACCGGTAATAGCATATCCTCGGGCGAGAACTTTCCGGAGAAATACTGGAATCTAAATGGAAAGACATGGAATCATAACTTCAAGTTCAAGTTCGCCAATGATACATGGGTTACGGTATCAGGGAATTGCAGCGTCCCGCAGACCTATGACTTTAAGGCCCAGTTGCAGGTAGGGGATGGCGTAAACTCCAATTTATTAGTGGATGAGAACGGTTTGACCTTCGAGGCGAAGGCGGGTGTAGAGTACGGTATAAGACTATTCGTGGCCGAGGGATTCGTGGGTGATGTCACTTTCTATCCGCAGATAGAGATCGGCACCCATAAGACGGCCTATGAGCCTATCAATGGAGGTCGGTATATTACCAGCGATTATACCGACATAGCGGAAACCTTTAAGAAGAGAGGGAGCAAATTGGGTAGGACTACTATGTACACGGATAATAACGCCGTGATAACGGCTACGGCGAATAAAATGGACAATCCAGAGCAAACGTCGTATAATGGCAATGCTTCCTATAAGCTTAACGAGTTATGCGCCGATAAATTGGCTTTTTCCAAACCAAGAAAACCCATGATATCCTTTGTCGATGATGACACGTCCAGTATAGCGCTTGTTGAGAGATACAGGAATTTATTCGTATCTAAAGGTGTTGTCGGGAATTATGCGGTCATGACCAAGAACCTCGATGAGCAAGAAGGATTGGCCGACCTGCTGTTACAGTATGAGCAAGAGGGATTTGGTTGTCTTTATCATTGCTATTACCAAAGAGGCGATGAGACGAGATATTGGGAATCCGGGAACCCGATGTATGACGAGAGTTTGATAAAGGAGAATTTCATCAGGGGATTGAGAGACATGGAAAGATATGGTTTCTTGAATTATAAACATTGGATTACACCTTATGGAGTCAATGATGATTTTATAAGGAACCTAGCCAAGAGGCACGGGATGGAAAGCCTCATGACGATGAGCGGGACCACGTCGAATAACAGCTTCATAAGCATGGCGGGTAATTGTGACAGGTATAACATTCCTCGAATAAGCGTGTCAAGTCAATCAAATCAAGACCGAACCAAGAGATTGATAGATGGATGTGTTGCCGATAATGGATGGGTTGTCATAGTCACCCATGCTAATACTTGGGGCAGTGGCACGGACGTAGATGAGAAAGTGTCAGATATTATCCAATACGCCTTGGATTCGGGGATGGAGGTCAAGGCGTTTCCGGAGGCGTTTGAGCAATACAGAGCTTCATTTTACTTTAATGAATTATTTTAAAATTATGGACAGAGTATTACAAAGAAGAGATACGGCATCGAACTGGGCTAAGTTTAACCCTGTTCTTTCGGAAGGGGAGATAGGAATCGTCATCGACGGAGGTAAAGGTTATAAGATAGGTGACGGTGTCACACATTGGAATGATCTGGAATACCCCTCTAATCCAACCAGTGTTGTGGGCACGATCGGAGATAGCGAGGTTGCCGTGATTAACCAGAAAGGCGTATCCTCTTTGGTCGGCCTAGACACGTACCCAGTCTTCTCCGATACCAAGCCCTACGTAAAAGGCGAGATCGTTAATTACGGCGGTCTCTTGTACGAGTTCACGGCTGATCATGAGGCGGGGGCGTGGATTGGCACGGACGCAAGGGAGACTAGCTTGAGGGGGGAGGTTAGAAATATTGATAATTCAATCATGGAGTACAATGTTTCAATGCATAATGGCTGGTCAAAGTACACTCTTGTGGAAGCTATAGCTCTTGTTCCTAATAGGTTAAGAAGATTAGGGCAAAAAGTGAGTTTTATAAATTCTTTAACAGGATTAGCCGAAACTTGGATGTATATAGGGACAGATTCCAACGAATGGGGGATTACAAATTTTGTTGCATCTGACGCTGGATTCTATGGTCAAATATTTGATACTTTAGAATCTCCCTATAATATCGACAATATAAAATCTACAGGTTTTTATATTAAAAAAAATGGAAATCCTTATATACTAATTGTTAAAGCAGAAAAAGGTGCTGAGATATATCAAGTTAGATTTTATGTCCCTGATTTTACGGACAAAGTTGTCTTGGGAAAAAGAAAATATTCTACTTCTACTAATTCATGGACCTCTTGGGTAAATCAAGAAATTATTACACAAGATTTACTTGATGCACTATCATCAACAATTTATTCATTTGATGGTTTTATTGAAACTAATGATTCAGATGCAGACAATTTTATAGATAAAGTTACTACTACAGGAGTTTATAAGAGAGCAAAGAATGGGTATCCTATTATTTACTTTGTTAAAACTGTAAATGGAATTGTTTACCAGACTCAGTTATATTATAATGATAGTTTAACATTAGTATTTAAGGTAAGGCGACTTAATAGTGGTGTGTGGACTGAATGGAGTAATCAAACATTTGTTTTTGATATAGGCACTTTTAAGTTTAGTGAACTTGATAACTTAAATAGTTATGGAACTTATATATCAAGTGAAACTTATAATAATGGCATATTATATGTTATGAAATCCTCTCCATATCTCCTTGGTTATGATATGACCCAGATACTCTTCTTAAATGATGTGAATAGTGGGAGATTAAAGAAAGGAGTAAGACATCATGAAACTGGCGCTAATTGGATGGACTGGGGATGGGAGGAAGTAGATGATACTACTTTACAGAAGCAGATTGCTAAGACTGGAATATCATTTAATCTTACCAATTATAATCAATATCAAGGTTATATCTCTCAAAGAGATTTGACTGTAAATGCTAATGAAGGTTATAGGACTATATCTATACCATTAACAGATATACCAGAAGGTCAAAAGTACCTTACTATCCCTTGCCAAGGAGGTGCAATTCTTCTTGTTGGATATTGGAAAGGTGATTATAATGATTCCTCAAATTATCTTGGAAGAGATAGTATAACAGCTTTTTCACAAGCAGGGTCGCAAATGTATGAAAATGTCCCATTACATAATCTTATACCTGATGGTGCAACGCACATGACATTATGCTGGAATATAGTTGGTTATCCAAAACTTACTATATATAACCCTGATTTAAATCCTTCTTCTGGAGGTGGTAATGTAAGAGGTATTATACTCCCTTCTACTTATCTTGGACAGAGAGAGGTTGTTTATGGTGGAATGAATAATGCCTATCTATACAAAAGAGGTGCATTGCTGAATATAGCTGGAAACCATGATGATTTAATTATTGTAGCAGGTCAAAGCAATGCTGATGGTAGAGCTGATAAATCTGAGGCTCCACAATGGTTGATTGACATGAACTATAAGATAGAGAACTATATGATGTGGAATCCTATAGCAGAGCAATTCCAACCTTGGGAGTTAGGTGTCAATACAGGAAGTGAGGATAATGCAAGCAACCAATTTGGATTTGATATTTATTTCGCAAAAAAATATTTGGAGGCAAATCCAACAAAGAAACTATATGCTATAAAACAAACTGTTGGAGGAACACCAATTTCCCCACTAAGAGCAACTGGTGAAACCAGAGCCTATTGTTGGACCCCTATGCCAGAACTTATCACAGATGGTGGCACAAGTATGTGTAACCTACTTATTGAGAAGATTAGAAAGGCTTATCTGTATGCTTCAAGTAATAATATAAACTTGGCTATTCAGGCCCTATTATGGCATCAAGGTGAGGCTGACATGACTGAAATTAGAGCATCTTACTTTGAGGATAATTTGAAAGGATTGCTTTCTTGGATGAGAGGTATTTGGGCAGCTCCTGCATTACCAATCATAAATGGTCAGATTTCATCATATTATGATACAGAATTTCAACCAACTTATAGCGCAAACAAAACTTTTGCAACCTTGAATGGCATTGACCCTTACTTTAAGACTGTAAATATGGAAGGTCAGGCTATGCAACCTGATAATGTTCACTTCGCTGCTGGAGGTTATGAGCATATGGGTTATGGAATGTGGAATTATTACTTGGAATTTAATCCTATATATAAACCAAATTCCTATTCGATGATTTTAAGTAATGTAGTCTATAAAGATTCTATTCCTACAGATTAATGGATTTATGTAATAATAGGCAAACCTTATGTACCGTTACCTCTCCTACATATCCGACCTCGCAAATTGGGCTAAGTCCATCGCCATAGCCGCCGTAGTCACGGCGATGGACTTCGTGTCACCGATCGAGAACTTCTTGGTGGTGATCCTGTCGCTGGCCTTCATCGATACGTTCTGGGGCCTTGCTGCGGATCACGGGGATTTCCGGAAGAGTAAGTTCATCCGTAGCTGGTTATACATGCTTGTGTATTTCCTGATAATTATCATTTCGTTTTGGATAGGCGTGATGATGGATATATCGGAGGATAACGCCAAGGCTTTCGTGTCTTGGATTACGTGGGCGATGATATGGTTTTACGGGACCAATGTCTTAAAGAACATGGGCAAGGTATTCCCGGATAACAAGGTGATAGCCTTCTTGTATTGGGTTGCCGCCGTGAAATTTATCAGCAAGGTCAATTTCTTGGATGAGTTCAATAGGACTAAGGATAGAAAAGGCTCCCCAGATCCAAAAGGATAGGGGAGCCGGATAAATTTTAGCTTCCTGTCTTTCGCAAGGGAGGATAGCAAGGTTAACAAAGCGCATAAAAGTATAAAAAAATAATTGATATGAGAACGATTAACAGGAAAATCAACTTGATCGTGATCCATTGTTCGGCCACTAGGGTAGATAAGGATTATACCCCTGAGCAATTAGAGAGAGACCACAAGGCGAGAGGATTCAACTCCGCGGGTTATAACTATTATATCCGGAAGAGCGGGGAGATAGTATCTATGCGTCCATTGGAATTGATTCCGGCTCATGTGACCGGATATAACAAGAACAGTATAGGAATATGCTATGAGGGTGGTCTTGATCCGGACGGGAATCCGGATGATACACGTACGGAGGCACAGAGACAGTCGATTATAAGGCTGTTGTTGGATTTGGTCGTACAGTTCCCGGATAGTAGGATCTGCGGTCATCGTGACCTATCCCCGGATCTTAACGGTAACGGTAAGATTGAACCGGACGAGTGGATGAAGATGTGTCCGTGTTTTAATGCCGAGGAGGAGTATCGCAATATATGAAACCTTGGCAAGTAATATTAATACTAGTGTGCTTGGTAGCCAGTTTCACGGCTGGCTACTATATCCGGGGGGATGTGGCTAGTGATTCGATATCCAAGACCGACACGTCCGCCAAGGTGGATACGATACATGACAGCATCCCGTACCCGGTCTATGAGACACTGGTACAAACAATACCTGAGCCGTTCCCTGTTTATATCACGTTGGACGGTGACACGGTAAAGGAACCTGTATATGTTCCGGTACCCATAACCAGCAAGGAGTACAAGACGGATGATTACCGGCTGTCAATATCCGGCTATAAGCCTAATCTTGATTACATCGAGGTTTATAGAAGGACTGAGTATATAACCAAGACAATGAATCCACGTAGATGGGGAATAGGAGTTATAGCAGGTTATGGGATCGGTAAGAATGGCTTGTCACCCTATGTCGGGATAGGCGGGTTTTATAGAATTTGGTGAGGCTTCCATGGCTCACGCCCGAGAAACCTCTGATAATAGAATGAATGCGTTATATGAATAACAAGGGCTGACGTTTTTTGTTCATGATTAATTTAATATTAGTTTGATGGTGACTTCGTGAGAACGAACCGGAAAGGGAAGATAAAGAAAAAAGAATCTTCCCTAAATAATCGGATCGGAAGTTTGATTATTTTTTCATGCCACGCACGACGGGAAGATTCTTATAAGTCTTTCTGCCGTGCATTTTTTGTGCCCGGCTTTGATAGTAAAACAAACCACGAAATAAAAAGTTTATGAATAAGGTGGAAATTTTTTACAAGAAAGTGATAGAGGCAGTCTGCAAGGAGTGCGGAACCGATCCGGTAATGATGTTTAGCAACAACAAGGAGAGGAACGTTGACGCTAGGGGAGTGGCTATAACCATACTGGCCGATCGCAAGTTGAGCGACAATATCATATCCGATCTGACTGGAATGACGAGGCAAGCCGTCAACCGGATGCGTAACTTGTACCCGGACAGGATAAGGAGGAGTTATTTCCTGAGAGGAGTATTAGAAAGCGTGAAGGAAAAATTAGCTATAGAAAATCCTCTATATTCGTGAACTTTTTTGATCTTAAAATAGTTGTATATACGAAATAGTAGAAAAATAGTTATCGTTTTGTTTGGAGATAGTAGAATTATAGTTACCTTTGCCCCTATCAAACCTTCGTTGTTTGTTATCTTTTTTTATAATTAAAAAAGAAAGGAGGCCAAATGGTAATGAGAGTCAAGGATGTTATATCCTTACTTGAAGAAAACGGATGGCGTTTTGTCCGGATGCGTGGAGATCATAGGATTTACTATAGGAAAGGAGCCAGAAGACCCATAGTAATTCCGGGTAATCTCAACGATGATCTAAAGGAAGGGACGTTGAATTCCGTTTTAAGGGAGGCAGGACTTAAATAGTCCTGCTGATGCCGCCTCCAGAAAACTTTTGAATTAATACATGAAAAACATAAGAAGAAAAAAAGACAAAAATGTATGCACACACTAAGAGTTATCATTGAACGGGCCGACAATAATTACTCGGCTTATATTGATGGTTTGGACGGTATAATAGCTACCGGTAAAACTATTGATGAGATAAAAATGGGTATGATAGAATCTATTGATACCTTTGTTTCGGAATGTGAGGAGCTAGGCTGTGATATTCCGGAAGAGTTGCAAGGTGATTACGAGTTGGTGTTTAAAATGGATGTACGGTCATTGTTGGAGTTTTATTCTGGCATATTTTCAAAGGCTGGTTTAGAACGTATTACAGGGATAAATCAAAAACAATTATGGCATTATGCTTCTGGAGGAAGAAATCCTAGACCCGAACAAAGCTTAAAATTGGAAAAAGCCTTGCATAAATTAGGAGAAGAGCTCCTTTCCATATCATTATAAAGCCTCCCTTAAAAGGTAAAAGCGTCGTCAACACAAATTGGCGGCGCTTTTTTTGTCTCATCCCCTTCCGCAAAGAACTAGCAACAACCTCGCAACAAGCTAGCAAGGAGATATTTATTTAGCAGAGCACTTCTCTGGATTTTTGTGGTGTCCGGGATACCCGGACATGATCATTAAAAAATCTAGGTTATGAGAATTAAAGGAATGAATGGTGAGGAGTACAGTGTCACCGGGCAAGGCCAAGGTAATTACAACACCGTGGGAGCTTCCGCAGGTATCGCTTCTTTCTTGGGATTGAACGCCGGGAATCTTTTGGGTGGTTGTGGCAACGTAAGGAACGCTGGATATGGCGGTCCGGTTGAGGTAATCACATCCGAAGACAGGCCTATTTCCCGCTATGAGGCTGGGATGATGGATAAGATTTCCGCTAAGGACTCTGAGATCGCCTTGTTGAAATCCAACACTTACACTGACCAAAAGTTGGCGGATGTTTATGACCGCTTGTTGACAATCATCAACAGGAACAAGGAGGAACAAGCCTCAATTAACATGAACCAAGCCGTTTACAATGGGACTAACACCGCTACATTGAAATGCATGCAACAGCAGATCGCGGATCTAGCGGCATTGAGCGAGTTGGTGATCCCGCAGCGTAAGGTTTGTGATACGGGATGTTGCGGATGTAATTGATGATGACCATGTACTCTAACGCTCAAAAACTGGCGGCTGTGCTCAATAAGTGGGCACAGCCCGCTATCCAAGGTCTCTTGGGAACTCGGTTGGGACAACTTCCTTTCATAGCGAACATAGACGCTAAGTTACGCTCCACGGGTTGGGTAAGTCCCATGTGGAGCATATCCAAGGAGATATCCCCATTGCTAGACGGATTGTCATCCTCATTAGTTGAGCCGATGTTGGCTCGGTACCTTCAAGGCATCCCCGATGAGGCTATCCCGGAGTTGGCGCACAAGGTGGTGGAGGACGCTATAAGAAACGGCGGGCTTTCCCTGTTTGAGGGAAAGGTCGAGTTCGAGACCGATGACTTGGAGGAACTAAGGACGTTGTTGCGTTACAATCTTCCGGTCCCGGAAAAGACCGGCTCATACGAGGTATTGACAGAGGAACCTATTCCACAAGGTGATGATGTGGATAAATAAATAATCAATAATAATTACGATCATGATTCAATTAACACCAATTGCGATCGCCGCTACCAGCCAACAATACTTGACTAATGTAGTGGAGAATTTATGTCAGGCCTATTGCGCAGACAATGGCGTACAGCCTACCGGCATAGTCAATTTCACCGTCGCCGAGCAAAGTACGGTGAATACGCAAACGACGGTTACGATCAATGCCGCCGTACTTGTGGCTTATACGCCCAAGGGATCCTGCAGGACGGTTACCAAGCAATGGGTCGAGCAATTCAAGGTAGCTTTTATCGGGGCCGCTGGCGCTGTTCCCACGATATCTCTTACCCCTCTCGTCACCCAAGTCACGCCCGAGAACGTCAAGTGTTGTAACCGTGCCTACGGTGTAAGTTTGGCTACCCCATTGACTATTTCCGCTACCTTTCCAGCGGCTCCCGGCGCTTGATTCATTAATGTTTAAAATGCAAGATCATGCGTTACAAAGAACTGATGAAGGATTACCACTCAAAAGGGATGGTATCCGAAAAAAAGATGTGGGAGGCCATAGGAGAGCTGGACGAGGCGATGGAGTGTCTAAAGGAAAAAGATCCCGACACGTATGACGAGGCCATACGTGATATACATGAGGTTTTTTGCGGTCCTCATTATAATGAGTGCTTTGCTAGGATGGACGTGGCGGCAATGCGTCATAAAGGCAAGGCGGGAGAGCATAAAGGCGAGCACTGGAATATGGAGCAGGTGGCTACCGCTATAAAAGGCATGAGCATACCGGGAAATACCAACATATGGGACGTGTACGTTGCTCTTAACGCGAACTGGCATGACAAGGAGATTAAATTCACGGAATGGTTTGACCATGACGCTGAAAAGAAAATCATCGAGGACGCTATAAATTTCTATTTCCTTGACGATGACGCTCCTGAAGGCAAGGTCTGGATTTACATGTGCGCCATGGATGACTAAGACACGATCACATAACAAGAAAAGAAACGATTCTGTAAGACGGGAAATAGACCGCCTTATAGAATCGTTGTCGTTCGAGCCTATAAACTTTCATGAGATTAAGGCTAGGATAAGGTACCTGATGAGCATAGAAGGGAAAAGAAAGTGACATTACACATTACACTTTATCCTCTATGCTGACATCAAGGCTTGTCGTGCCTTATTGAGCGCGTATTGATCAACCTGTCCGTTGATCGCGTTCATTTGATCCGATGGGATACCTTGGATATTTCCACCTTGCTCAACCGCTTGTTTGTTGGATTGAATGGACTGAAGTATCTGGTCTGATCCGGGGTAATATGATAGTGATAACATTTGCTCTGCGGAAATGGCTCCGGCCATCCATAATTCCTTCACCAAGTCGTTTAACATCATTCTCGCTACCGGAGATTCAGCGGATTCCTTGATGTTGACCTTGAAATCTATATCTTGGACTGTCTTCGGGTCATACTCATTATAAGTGGCATAACCCGCTGATCTCTCCATCGATATGTTCCTTGGGGATTGATAATATTGATGGATCGTTTTCATCTTCTTGCGAGCGATCTCGGCCTCGAACGTGGAGAACTTGGTTAGTAACGTAGCGATAGATGTAGTGGAGTTCTGTGTTTCCATGGCATATCTGCTTGCCGCTGTTGATCCCGACGGGGTTTTCCCTTGCAAGGCTTCCGACACGGACGTTATATCGTTTATGAAACTCAATTGTAATTGCAATAGCTCCGTGGTACCGATATTGGTAGAGTTCGATGTTATGACTTCCGGTTTGTTCCCGCTCTTGGACGGCTCGTAAAAAATAAATGATCCGATCTCAACGAATTGCTCGGCGAACTCACGATTGGACATCCCGTCCGGAACGGAGTCTTTAGGGATCATCTTTACTCCCTTTACCGCTGATTGGATAGCCAAGTCGTTAAGCATGATCAGCCGGTTGATGTATCGTTGCTGATCTATGATAACGGAAATAAAAGGAACTGTCCGTCCATTCACCAAATAGTGTAGCTTGTAAATATAGGGGTGAGACTTATATTCATAAGGCGTGTCATACTCGGTAAGTACACGTCCGTCCGGTGATAGCATTTGGAAATGCCAATATTGATCTATTATATAGGTGTATTCTATCAATGGGATCTCCTCCGGAGGTAATCCCTGTGACATTCCCATACGCATACGATCCTCGTTCTCTCTCTTGATGACAGGAAGATCGCTAAGCTCTATCCTGTATATAGGATCATCGGTGTCCATGATATCCACGCAACGGTATCTAGGCTTGTTCTCCAGTGTCCAAACATGGTAGGTCCGGCACAGGTCGGCGGCGGGAGGCGTGTCGAAAGACTCGTCCATGAAACGATCCGTCTGCTGGGTTCCCAGATTTTCCATACGATTGAGCCAAGGTGAGTAAATCTCCTCCAATTGCCTGTAATCATACTCGGACTCCGCTAATACCGAGGCCAGCTCGCCTAATGTATAGTCACGGATCTCCCCGATCAAGGAATCATCCCAGTGCCTTGGATCATTGGCTTTCGACTCATAGAAGAAATAGGAAGGGTTGACCACGTAGGTGTAGCTGTCCTCTATATCGTCATGGCTAGACCATTCTTCCGTTACCACGGCGCATCCTCCGCAAATAAACTCTATCATTTCGGAGGTGAGGACATCTTTCATAAGGTTATTTTCCCAGTTGGTCCGTAAAGCGTCCGTCATCATCTGTGACTTGGTATCCGCGTCTTTCTGCCGGGCGAAACATACGGGAAGGGTAGCGGTCTTTGCGTATAACCCGGCCAAAGTATTTACGATCTTGAAAAGATGATTGTTCTGCAAAGCGACCCCTCCCGTACGCCTCGCTATCCTATCACGTTCCTTCATCCTTTTCCCGTCCTTGTCCACCACGATATCACCCCATTGGTCACCGAACACGTAACGGAAATTACGAAGACGGGTGGCCCTGAAATCGCTAAGGTTTTCCCAAGCGTTTTGGCACCTAGACAGTAAAGGTATGTTGGTCTTGTCCGTGCCTGATATCTTGATACGGTGTTTGACGCTGTCAACCGTCGTGGGGCGTCGGGAAAACCGTGATTTAGGAATAAGTCGTTTCATGATTGGTCTTTTTAATCGCAAATAAATCGAATAAAAGGACTTGGTTTTGTCAGAATAACCAAAATAACAAAATAATCATACCTAAAGCCCTATTTTTGCCAGAAAAGGATCACAAATGACATATGAGTTTGAATATATAAAGGCGATAAATAAATGCGAGATGCTATCCAGCTTCGAGGGACGTGATCTCGTCGGGGATAGCGGGGAAAGCCTATATCTAAAGATAAAGATAACGGAACAGGACAGGCCTCTTATAAGGACATATCTGGAACAGGCGGCGAGGGTTCTTGAAGAAGGTATGGCCAAAATCATAACCTCTTCCGCTTATTCGGAAAAAGGGTTCGTATGGGAGGTCAGGACGGAGGATACACGTTGGAATGTCAACAGGAAACTGGACGAGAACCTGTTGGACGCTCTGGTAGGTTATTCTATGATGAGTTGGCTTTCCGATCGGAAGCCTGATAGGATAGGGGTTTATAAATCTTTGTGGGAGGATATGTCCGTCATGTGCGTGAAGAACATATACAGGAAGAATCCCCCGCTATTAAAAAAAGCATGATATGGACATAAATCTAGGTTGGACATATTTAAAGCATGACATTGACCAGTGGACATGGAGGCTGGGAGATATGAGAAAGGAGGATCCCGGTAAAAGATTCTCCTCGCAGTCCGATGATAACGAGGCCGATGATACTTTTATAAGACGCAAGATAGAGGAGGCGGTGGCGACCTTAAAGGTTTCCTTGTCCGGTATCTTGGAGGATATACCCGGCGATTCGGATGATTCATTGGATACCGATGCCGTGAATTGGGTGTTGCGCATGAAGGATCGTCGTGGAGGATATGATGGCGAGTCGTTGGCGACCTTGGCCCATAAATATGTGGTGTGGTTCGTCCTTTGGAATTGGAGCCTGATTTACTTTGAGGAACTAGCCGGAAAGCTAGAGGAGGAGTTAAAGGGTATAGCGTCCATGATAGAGGAAACCGCCTATTCAAGGAAAGCCCCGCGAAAGTGCAAGAGGAAGCCGTTTAAGGATATCGATGATGTCATTGTTGATGATGTCATTATAGAAACAGGAGAAATATGAGAGACAGGAAAATCATACAGCCACGTGTCGATATGCGTGGATTTGAGTTAACGATAACGCTATTGAGGTGCGAGATCGAGTATGACGTGGATTTCGAGACATGGAAGGTAGGGGATGTATCGGGCCTTCCCGGAAAGGAAAGAGCTGGGCTGGAGACCTCAGAGGAAACGGCGGATTGGATGTTTCGTCAAGTGAATGACGCGTTGTCGGAGGCTACCGGCCATTTACGGGCGTTTTCACCTTGGGTTCAGAGCCGTGCCGTAACGGACGAGGTGAAGGATGATAGGGAATGGATCATAAACTTGGTGATGGAAAGAGGATGGCGTGGAGATCCGAGGAGATTGGCCGTTTATATCCACCGTTTCGTGGTTGATAGCGTATTATCTTTTTGGTATAGGATGGTAGATCCATCTAGGGTACAGATGTACGCCTCTCAAAAGGAGGTGGATAGAAGAAATATCATAAACGAGGCAAGGGAGACACAGGTTAAGGATGTTTATTTCAGATTATAAATCATGGGAAAAGGTTTTGAGAATGGTCACATGAAGATGGGAGGAAGGGAGAAGGGAACCCGGAATAAGAACACGGAGATAAAGAATTTTTTCCGTGATTTCGTAATCGACAATCAGGAAGAGTTCAAGAAAGCTTTCCTCAAGCTAAAGGATAAGGATAAATGCGCTGTTTATTTAAAAGCTAGTGAGTTCGTGGTACCAAAGGTATCCTCTATAAAGTTCGAGGACGCTAAAAACACTAATTCCGCTATTGAGTTGTTGAAGGTTGCGGCCAGTTACAAGCAAAAAAAATGACATATACCCCCGGCTAGGCCGAGGGGTACTTTAACGCATCCTCCAATCCCTTCTAGTCTCGAATCTTACTCTGGTTCCTGATAATGTATCTAAATCATATAGGTTTGAGAAATAAACGAGCCGATAGTATTTAAAAGCCCTTTGCCTAAGAGATTTAAGCCGAGACCAATTTTTCCTATCCGCGCTTACGAATACCGCTATCTTGATTTTTGAGGACTCATCCTTTCGTAAACCCAACGTCCTAAGATCGACTAGTACCTTTAAAGAGAAAGGATCTCCTAACGTCAAGGCACGTGTGATCGCTATGCCTTTTCTGGTATCTTCCGAGATATATTTTTCCAGTGAGTACAAGGCGTTACCTATTTGCACTACCGAGCTTGGATAATCTTGCGCCATGGCCTTGACCTCTTCCCCTACGAAAGTGGAGAATTCCCCGGTGTCCAAAGAATATACATAATGCTTTCTAGTCCCTTTGGGATAAATATGCAATAGGGAATTCGTATAATCATAGGCAATCTTACAAGCTCGCAATGTCTCTACGAAAGTTTCCGTGTCCGGGATGAAAATATCGCTAAAATCCGGGTTGACATTAAAGAATGTCTCATCAATATTTACTCCTTCCAACGATGACGATAAAAGGCTGATATCGGAGCCTTGCAATAATTTAAGGCCACGCTCGGTACTGAATACTATCGAGGAATCCAGTTGCGTGATACTATCCGGATTATTGCAAACATCCCTGCTTATAGGTTGGATGGAGGAATACAATCCCGCGTCCGATAATTGCAAGGCCCATATCCCATCGGAAGAGAAAGCGTATAAGGGAAACTGCCCGAATTGCCCTTGGGACAGCGCTTTCGTGGTGGATCGGATACCTACGATCTCACCGGTTCCCACCGTGTTTATTCCCGCCAACGGGAAATAAAACGGGTTATTGACCTCGGACGTATATATCTTGTTTGGCATATTGATCGACTTGTCCGTTGATATTGGTGTGCTATCGCTGCCCGGTTTAAATATGATCGGGGCGTATGAGTCGAAATAGTAAGCCCCGTTCAACGTGTTATGTGGAGAGAGGGTAACGATCGCTTGGTATCCGTCCGAATTCCGTGTTATCACCATCTTGTATGCGTTAGCGTTGGGGTAATATAGGTAATGCAAATTGATACCAAGGTTATATGAGGAGGATGTTTGAACGACGATATCCTTTTCTCCTTCTCTTATGAAAACCTTTATGCTCAACGTGCTGCTACCGTCGTTGTACGTTACCATGGACTCCGGAGGATAACCATCAAATAGTATCCTTTTTATATTAGCTATATTTAACCGCTGGTTATAAGTATAGGAATAATCAGGTATTAGCCAATCTAAATTCTGGTACCCGTCCGCGTCAACAAGTTGCTCTCGATTTTGCAACGATCCCAGCACATTATCCTCTAAAGTTAGAGAGCGTCTTTCACCCCCGTTATAACCGCACAAGTCCTCATACGCTATGCTTGCTACTTTGTAAAACAATGAATTATCCGGCACCTTATTATCCATGGCCTTTCCGGGTAAGACGAGTTGATCGGTATAACCTGATCCCGGCAGGGCTATGGACAAGGCTTCCTCGAATGTATGCCTGTTGTAATATCCTCCACCTATAGAGTACACCCCGAAACCGTTATCGTCTGATATTTTTTGTGCCCCATTAATCTCCCCATAATAATCAAAGGTGTATATTGGCGGCGTTATGAATATATCAAGGCTTTTAACTATGTCCTTCCACCATTCCCTTTGATTCCCCATTCCGCTGACTTTGTAATTAATGGAGCATACCACTGAGGATATAATGAAGTTTACAATGATCTTTGCGTCAAAATCCTCTGTGTCCACGTCAATAGTAAATGGAACGTGAGGAGTTACTCCGGACGATGGTATCATCAGTATCGGGGCTGATTGCATGTAAGACGTTCCGTCATATAGTCTATAAGCGTAACGAATAAAGAACGGATATATAAACATGCCTCGATCTACACTTCTCTCCCTAATAAATTTTGAGACATATCCCATCACGGAATTACTGATAGTTGATAGTTGATCTTCCGTAAAGGCTCCATCATAGGGCGGATCAACGGATACGGACAATTGTTCGGTCTTATCCAATGATCCTACCAATCCGAATGACAGGATAGGGAAGGGGGGCTTATCTCCTAATTCCTTATAAAACTCTCCATCCCAAAGTAAATATCTTATAGGATCTTCGCTTATTACAATCAAGGTGTTTCCTATGGACGTGATAGCTTTGGGAATTTTGTCATATTGGTTCGCTCCAATAAGATGGGTCGTTCCGTCCGTATCCGCATAACGTAAAACATTCGTCTGGAAAAAGATATAGTGAAGGAAATCCTTTGTCCGATGCACGTACATAAGTACCGATCCTTCCGGAAGGGTTATGCCTAATTCTTTCGGAGGCTGTATATTCACCAGTTCGCCATTCTTTGGTATCAGATTCACGCATTCTGATAATTCCCCCTCGTTTCCAATAGATGGAGAACGGTGTATCCCATAGGATAATGAAATATCTTGCTGTTCCATTTTTTGCGATAAAATTAAAGGATATAAGTAATAGGTTTTGACATATTGATCAAAACCTATTGCTTTTAGGTAGCCTTGATGTGTTTTATTCCTTAGCTATTAAGAAATGTCTCTATCTTATAGGCCAAGGTTATGAGCATATCCGATTGAAGCTCGTTGAACTCCTTGCAGTACCTCATGTTATCTTTATGCTTCTCTTCCGGAGACCGATCATCGCCTACGCTGCAATATCCGGCGAAAGAGTTTACCGGTAGTGGTCTCATAGGCTCTATAGCTAGTTGGATCGATTTCTCTTTGATGTTTTCTTCCATGATTTATTATTATTTGTTACCATTCTATTATTAATCCATAATCCCCGCGTAGCCATTCTCCTTGATATACTTTGAATCCTTGTCTCATGAGTTCAAGTTTGCACTCATCTGAGAAGTATACCCAATGCGGGAAAAATATTTTATACTCGTTTCGTTTATTTGTTTCTTCTATAGATATTCATATAGAAGATCTAACGATGGAGAGTGTTTTTCTAATTCTCTAGCTTTCATATCTTTTTAATTATGAGCCTTCCCATGAAGGCTCGGTTAATACTATTCCTCTTAATAGTCTAATAAAAGACCTCATGTACTCGCAATTCTGATTGCAATCATTCATTTGATTGCACATTCGATCATTGTCTTTAGAGAGGTTTGGACAACTTTTCCAGTGAGCATTAATAGATTCTGCCATTTCCCATTCGGCACCTGCTATAAATCCCTGATAATACGCAGGGAATGCACTACCGCTACTCCTGCTTTCAGCGAAGAGATGAGCCGCTTCTTCTACTGTCTGTCTCTTATCAATATCTCTTTCCATTGAAATACTTATTGTTTAAATTCCCAAAACGAAAGCTTGCCTTTCACGCCTGTTATCGGCTTGTCAAACATTACAGGGTTTGCCAATACCCAATTATAGATAACCTTTCTGCCTGTAATATTCTCATGCAGTTTAGGATTCATGCCGACTGTGTAGTTTTCTGTTTTCTCTGCCCAAATGGATGAATGATTTACTACGCAATCCACAATCTCTACGCTGCCAATGATTGTACCAAAAGGCAGATTACCAAACATTGTTTCTTTAGCAATCGTACCAAATGCAGCCTTCATTTGGGCATCAGTTAAATCGACGCTAAACTTTTTACCATGAGAACCGGCAGCATGAATAAGCACACGTCCACGATAGTTAGTTCTCCAAGTACGATTCTCAATGTCTTTGATACCGTGGACTATCAAGGAGGCCCACGGTTGTTTGATGGTTATTGCTTTCATTTTTAACCTCTTTTCTTCAATATATCCTCACAAGCCTTGCTATCGCACCTTACCGGCTTTTGATGCAATGAACACCAAGCTTCCCCGTTAGCGTCTTCATCCTCGATAAGTCGGCAATCGCCGCATAATTTCTTGTCAAGGTATCCTTCCTTGATAAGCCATTCGATCATTTCGGCGATGGCATCAAAAAGGCTCTCCCTGCAATATGACTGGGCAAGGTTACTTCCTGCGGAATACTTTATCGTAAATTCTTTATCTCGTGGAAGTATGAATAGGTAATAGTTATATCCCTCACATTCTACTTGATCGGGCATCATCCCGATCAGCTTGGATAGAGACCAAGCCGGGAATGCCATATCTTGATCCACGTGCCCTTCAATCCTTCTATATTCAAATGCGACCGGACATTCGAACTCGTCAAGATACATGTCCGCCGTCTTCGGCTTCACCCCGGCCTCTAATAGCCGGGATGATTGTTCTTTATTCGTGCAAATTTGATTCATATTATAATTCGTTGTTAAAATATTTCTTATTATCCATATCTTTCCCTCAATTTATCGATGTAAGATAAGTACCATTCACGAGCTTTTTCCTTGTTTTTTTCTTCATCCTCAATACCTTCATAGAACTCATCTTCCTTGGAAAAAGGATCATGCTCAATAAATTCCTCGGTCTTGCAGAACGGACAAGGGATATCACCCTCTCCATATAGTTCTCCGTTTTCGTTACATTTATCCAAATCCCATAAATATCCATTGATACAACGTGCGTCTGGATAAGATGCACCGAAAAAGGGAAACTCGGGACATTGTTTTATTTTCTCTTCCATATTTACCCCTCCTGAATAATTACGCACTCTATCTCTTCGTCCCATGTGACATCCACCGGATCGTACTCATACTCTCCATCGGACGTGCGGATCATTACCTCCGCTTCCGGGTCTTGCTCTTGTAATAGAGCGATTAGTTCTTTATTTCTCATATCAAAACAATGTTTTCTCAATCTCGTAATTGTAAACCAAAACCTCCGTACTCTCCCTTATCCGAGAGTGAACGGCCGTATGAGTGGTGACTTTTACTTCCTTATGGTTCCATTTGTTTTCATTGACAAAGGAGCGTAAGGTGTCAGTCCAGTAATTGCTAAGAATGAATTTGCCATTGATCCTAGACAAAAGATCTAGCAGATCCGCAAGGTCATTCTCCCCATAACCATAATAATGACCTTGAACCGCCCCGGGATAAGGAGGAGCAAGGTAAAATAACGTATCAACGCTATCCCTGTTCTTGATAACTTTCAACGCGTCCCTACAGGAAATCTGCACCTCTGATAGGCGATCGTACAATTTATCGTTGAACTCCTCACGCTTATTCCTGAAAACCTTCCCGAAGTGTGTCCCGGCGGTACCGTTACAGAATTTCCATCCTCCATACAAGCTACCAGAATGGCACTCATTTGCCATGATCCATACGGCCCAAGCCTTGTCTACATCCGAGACCTCAGATCGTCCTCGATAAATGTTCCTAGCCCTAATGTAGTCAGACTCGGAGTGTAGCGATAACCGGATTCTCTCACGTAACTCCTTAAATTTGGATGCGGACTGGCAGACCTTGAAAAAGTTTATCAACAAGTCGTTCTTGTCATTGATCACTTCTATGCCTGCTTTAGGCTTCGCGAAAAATACCGCTCCTCCTCCAAAGAATGGCTCGCAATATATCTTATGCCTAGGCATCATTGATACAATGCGTTCGGACAAGTTTTGCTTGCCTCCATAATATGTGATTGGTGTTCTCATGTAATTTTATATTCTTTCTTTGCTCTCATCATAGATGAATGCAGCTTTCAACTATGATGAATGATTAAACCTTATTTGTTTTAGCAAAAACCACGCTTTCATGGTCCGGCCTCAGATGGGCCATGCAAGCCTTGCTGTATTCGCAATCCCTAGCTCCATCGCCCCGGAATAGGCATCCCCTGCATACGACCGCTTTCCCTTGGTATATTGCCTCGAAGCGCTTGACTTGCACCCTGTTTGTCCCGACTTGGATAACAAAGCCGGTAGGGGTGTTTCTCAATCTCTCTGTTATTTCCATGTTATCTTCTTCTGCTTTCTCCGTTTAGGATTATCACGTTAAAACTCTTGAACCTGTCCACCAGTCTAGTTCCGAACCGATTCTTGAAATCCGTGACGGATAGGTTGGAAGTGATATGATACTTCTTCTGATGGGACTGGTATATCTCGTACCTCGCGTATAGGAACTCGTCTATTACGCTGTTAAGGCTGGTGCCGTAGCTTTTCTGGTTCTCCGTCTCAAGACCGATATCGTTAAGGCAGATATCGAACGGGTTCCCTTCCATGCTCCCTTTCCCGGCCTCCTCGTTGTACGTGAACCTGTCTATGTGACCATGGATCTTGTAATAGTTCATCATCTGGGTCACGGATAGGTTCACGAAGCGTTTGGGGTTATCCGTCAATTTCAGGTAATCGGCGAATATCTGCATCATGAGCGTTTTGCCCGTTCCCGGATCTCCCACGATAAGGAGGTTCTTGTGCAGCTTATAGTTCTCCTCCGGGAATACGGACTCGGCCAACGGGCAATCGTTGAAATAATACAACAGGAATCTCAAAACCTTGTCATTCCCCCTGTCTGTCTCGAATTTCCGCCTCTCGATCCCTAGGTAATTACAACCGAGCGCCTTTATCATCCGGGCGTGGCTGATGTACTCCGTATCGTCCGAGAGATCGTACCTAGAAACGTTCTGTATAGTCCTTGCGTGCTTCTTCACTAGGTTGAACACCTGTTTTTGCTGGAGCCTCTCTTTTTCCGTAGGCCCCCGCATGGCTTGTATAGCCTCCGAAAGTTTCTTTTCTTGTTCCTCCAT